ATCATCACCAAAAGAATGGTTGCACAACATGCCCCGTAAAAAGAACTGGTAAGACATGTCATACCACATATTGGGATATGGTCAACGACAAAAAAGTGGCTCCGATGATCCGTTTGTTGAAGAAAGCGCAGGCGATCAAGAGAGGATAAGTAATGAGCACAAGAACGTTAGTCAGCATTGATTTGGACTGGCTCAATAGTGCAAAACACCCGATACGCCAATTGAGAGAGTTGTTGCATCATATTCCGCGAGATACCCCGGCAATTATAACTATCGAACACCACGAGTTTCTCCCACAATTGCACAAATGGGTAAAGTCGGGAAAAGTCAAAACACCATTCAATATCCTAAATATCGACGAACACCACGACTACTACCGGAACTGCCCTCCATTCCATCCAGAAGGAACAGATAATAATTGTGGCAACTGGGGGTATCGTATACCAACCAAGTGGTATGACAGATATACTTGGGTTAACACTGTTGATTCTGATCTTTGGCACGATTGGACTTACGCACAAGAGTGGTTGGATAACCATGGCATAAAACATTCTGTTAGGGGTAATCATCGTTTGTCTAGACTGAGTACAGAATTCGTTGCTGCTATCTTTTGTGTCTCGCCCGATTTTCTCGGTGAAGATATGCTAGACCTTGCACCCAAAGCGGTTGGTATCATTGCGTGCCATTTCAAAATAGCCAGAGCGCCAGAAATAATCAGTGATGATGTCGGTAACTATGATGGACTTCTTCGAAGAAGTGTTTCTGGGTGGAGAATGGCCGCTCGGCCCAAGAGTGCAAAACTCGCCTGCTAAGGAGGATAAATTATGGGATTTTACATGATCTGTGTCGATGGTGGTGAGTGTATTATTGTGCGAGCTGATACTGCCGAGGAGGCAGGGCGCAAAGCGCGAATCAGATTCCCAAATGCAAAGTCTTTTAGACTGAAGGGGGATCGTGTTAACAATCTCGGTCCATTAGTTCCATCTACCATTGAGTAAAAGTTCTTTATTGCGGGGATAAAATGGAGCGTCAAAAAAAATTCTGTCCGGAATTGCACCGGAAGTTGAACTCATTGGTTAATCGTTGTGGTGGCGACGAGAATTTTGTAGCTCTAATGGATGAGTGGCCTAGAACAATCAAAGAATTGATCTATGGCTCTGAAGAACTAATGATCCGGTTCAGACTTTTAGAACTTATCCCAGACCAACCCTATGATTATGAATCATCTGTGGGGATGGACTAGTAAAACAAGGGACGACAAATGTCTGTGGGACCGGACACAATCTTAGAGGCAACTCTCAAAGATATAAGAGAAGTAGCCGCATCCTTTTAATTGCATCTCTTTTTGTGTCATCGAATGGACACTAACCTGGAGCTTTAGGGTTAACGACCTAGGAACAGTTTAGCTCCTCATATCTCGTGGGTGAAGCGAGATTTTTCTTTTCAGAAAAATCAGTTAGCCACAAAAGCCCCTGTCGTCTAGTGGACTAGGATAGCTGTTTTTCAGGCAGCGGACCGGAGTTCGAATCTCCGCAGGGGTATTAAGAGGTCGAGACGACCTCATGGGATGGTACCAGGAAAGTGGGGTAATCAATGATTCCTTCATCAGAGATAGAGAATGTAAGAACAATTGGGTCAACACTCTTCTTCGAGTATCATTGCGAAGAATCACATTTATCATCTGATGCTGATCTTTGGTACCGATCTCATCAAGAAGTCGAAGTAATAGAATTTTCCCCTAATGACGGATTTGACGTACCAACTCTGGAAGAGAGATGTGAGATTGGATGTCCGATTATGTATCAAGTAAAATTCAACGACGGATTTGTTGGAGGCGTATTTGAGGACGAACTGTTGGATAGCGAAGACGAATACTTCCGCCCCGACCCACTGAAACCACCAAAAGAGGGTGTCAAATAAAAAAGGAACTTACACAATGACAACTAGGCTGACGGCGGAAGAGCGGATACATAACACAACCAGCTTCCGTGTTGATGGCACGCACGTTGGTCGCTGCGTGATAGCGTGCGATGATGCATTAGTCGCCATCCGCGACGCCGAGCGGAATGTGTATGAGGAGTGCAAGCCCTGTTTAAGGCATGACGCCGAGTGTCTTGTTTACTTGCCGGAAGACGATATGGCTCGTCATTGCGACTGCGGCCTCGACGACATTCGCCGCCGCTGGGAGGCCGAGCAGGAGAAACCTGCGGAAGAGGAGACGCGATGAGTGAGGTAGAATGTCTTCGGTGCAAAAAGATGACCAACCCGGACCGTGATTGTGTTGCATATGGTCACACATGCAAAGGATGTGGCTTAGTGACGAAACAATGCCCAAAATGCAAGAATTGGGTACTTAGCAATGAATTCTACTGGCCACCATACGGCAGTCCCTATTGCGGCAAATACTGCCAGTCCTGCCGTGCTCCCATGGAGAAAGAGCGAAGCCGAGTAGGGACTAAAGCTAAGGATTGAATGCAACAGAACCATTCACTCAGGAATGAATAGGGTTGGTAGCTCAGTTGGTAGAGCAACGGCCTTTTAAGCCGCAGGCCGTGGGTTCGAGTCCCACCCGACCCAATAAATTCGTAATGATTCCCATTGATGCCTGCGCGAATAATGAAGGAGACTAGTGGTGGATTCATTACCCAAAAGAATAAGGGACCTAGTATTAGAATATGGTATGCATCCATATGACATAAATTGTGGATGGTGTGAAGATTTTGCAAATACCGTCGCGGATGAATTCGAAGGAGCCCGTGCGGAATGGGGGAATAAAGCTGAATCCCTATTCGAACAAGGGCATAAACCCTATCTTCACTGCTATATTGTCTACGAAGGTGCGTATTACGACTCCGAAGAGCCCGAAGGCGTGGATAGCCCCGTGAAATTGCCATTATACTATCGTCAAAAATGGCGGGCTACCAACTGCAATGTGATCTAGTAACCCAAACCAATTTTACCTGTATGGAGAAAAAACATGGAAAAGCATACGAATGAACCAGAAGTAACAGTGGGCGAAACTGTTTTTGTCTTGACAAAAGATGAAGTTACTGAGGCCGTATTTGTCTTCGCAGTCGGCAGAGAACCAACGGGTGGTGAGATGAAGCGACTTAATTTCTACGTATGCGAACGTCGTGGACAAAGTGAACAACCTTGGAGACTCGAACTCTGTTTCAAAGATCACCCTCCTACTATCGTTCCCAATAAGGGGGTGCAACCGTGAGAATAACAGAGGAAGAAGCTAGACATGCTGGCGAGTTAACACGTAAAATCGACCGCTGGACAGACGAAGACCTTGCTCTTATCATCAAAACGGATAAGCTGGTAATAGCTTATTTAGAAGGCAAAGGACAAGGGTGGCAATTGGCGTTATCGCCCTTGTGGAAAGAATTGAACGTTTTTAAAAGTTTTGTCGTCGCCAGAAAACGAGATCGCGAGGAAAATGCGAGAAAATCATGATAGTCTATCAAATAATAGCTAAAGGCCATTCGGCAAACTTCGGAGGTAGACTCCAGGCAATCGTATCGAAAGAACTCTACACATCTCCTCCCGGAGACGAAGAAAAGGAAAGATTCCTAAAGAAGTGCATCAAATGCGAGGGAGCAGCAGACCTAAAGAGTCTTGATCCGGATAACGTAATAACAATTATCGTAGTGCCTTACGAACTAATAGATAACGGAGGATTACTGTGAACGCAGCCGAGAGATCAAGACATCTGGCGCACAGGAGGCTCGAAGAGTATGTGTCCGGTGGACATCGTCCAGAACGGACACTTGTAATTATTGATATGCAGACTGATTTTTACGATAAAGATGAGATAATTCCCAACATTTGTTCACTAATCCAGTACGCCAGACAGAAAATATGGGCGATTATCGTTGTTGAATATGAAGGGCGCGGTAACACAGACGACGCGATTATTCAAGCTCTCGATGAATATCCACACAAGGAAACTGTATATAAACAGGGAATGGATGGAGGCAAAAAGGTATTGGATTGTATTAATAGTCACCCATCATGGCCGTTAGATCTTTTAGTTTGCGGTATTTATGGCCACGCATGTGTACCCGAAACCGTATCTGGGTTATTCAAATCGAGTGATTTAGTGGAAATTAGCGTGGTAACCGATGCGGTATTCAAATACTACTATCCACAGACTAAAATGGACGAACACGATCGACATCCAGAATGGATGATAACCATGAAGAATGTTCTAATTGACGAGGAGAGTGAAGTTGCGTCCCACACAGAATAGATATTGGAGAAACTATAATGGCCTTAATAAACCTATTAGGTATTCGCCCAACAGCGTGGTCTGTTTTATATGGGCTTCAAGCCTACAATGACTGGAAAGGATATGAATTTTCCGCCTGGTATAACGGGCGCGAATGCAGCATTTGTATGCACAAAACCCTGGGTAAAAATAAAACTCTGTGTATAGTGTTTGGTGAACCAAGACGTACGGATGGTGTTTTTGTGGATTCGTGGATATGTGTGTTGAATAATTTTATGAATCCACCAACACTAAAAGACTACACAGAACAAGCCTACGAAGACAGACATTGGTTTACAACAATAGACGGGGCCATAACCTATATTCTTGGTCTTGCGAAACAAAATAGTGAGTAAATATCCAACCAAGGAGAATACTGATCCGAATAAAACGTGGAAAATCAAAAGGAGTTTGAACGATGAACGACACGGACAGAAGCCAGTGGGTTGATAATGACGAAGGTCTTTATAATTTATGGAAGTCCTCCGGGATGAATAAGAGGGCGTGGATCAAAGCTAATAGGGCAATGATTGACGAAGTGACTAACAATGTGACAAGTTCTCGGAAACCGGCTCACTACCTAGAATATGGTGAATAAGGTATAAAGAAGGAGATTGATAATGTACCAAGGCCAACCAAGTCCTGAGCATAAGTTGTTCGCAGCGTACCACCATCACGAGTATGGCTCAACGCAGTGGGTATTTTGGTCAAATGTGTTCCCGACAGAATCACAAGTGGTCACGGCGCTCGGCATCATGTTTGAACCAGAACTTGATGAATTTATCGATATTGAAGAAATAGATCAAATTCACACGGTAGAGCTTTCGTAACTTTTAATGAAAAAGAAAGGGGCTAACGTGAATAGTGAAATCCAGTCTAAAGGAACAATCATTAGTGCAAAGATGCTGATTTCAGATGGGCAGATGAGGATATGAAAGAGTAAGCGGTGTGTAGCCGCTATAAGAAGGGCAATTAAGCCCCATTTTAAGGAGATCAAAGATGATCAATGTTACGTTGGGAACGAATAGTGGAGCTGGACTCCCATGCCGCATTCCTATCGTCGAGGGCACGACGCTTGAAAAGTTCCTCGAAGTGTCGTTTGATGGTGATGTTAATGATTTTACCATCCGAGTCCGTTGTAATGGTACGAGCGTTGAAGCGCACAGCGACTACGTTCTCCAGGATGGAGATAGAATCTCATTAGCACCCATTAAAGTAGATGGGTCGTGATGCTGTAGCCGTACGATCTGGGGTGGGGGTGTGTCCCCCACCCCTTTTTATTTCTGGGAATTCACTATGAACGAAAAACTCATAAGGCGCGCCGCTAAAAAGTATAGAGATTGGATAGTCGAAAAGTCACAAGAAATAAACTCCGTATCAGAAGTAACGATTCGATCATATCTAGAAACCCTATATCAAAAGTCTGAAGAGATGCAGAAGTGGTCCGGTCGTATCCTAAAAGGCATAAGACAACGTGTCCAAAAAGACACATGGAAGCCAAACGCACTCCACATGGGTCTTCCAAATAAAAGCATATATAGGGGAATCGCCAATGGAATGGTTCCAGACCTGGGTAGGGACATCATATCCTATACAAAAAACGTAGTCTCCATGTTAAAGGATATGACCGCAGGGAACGACACTATCTTTCTCTCACCAAAAGAAGCGATTGAAGAAATCAGAATCATCAGTCAGACGTGGGATAAGGTTGAATTCAGACGAAATATGCTTTCTGTACGAATCAACAAAGTAACACTCTCTGACGACAAAGAAGAGGTAGAACTCGGTGACTTCTGGATAAATTTACATCTTGACAACCTACCAGAAGGACTAACAATTCAATCCATAAATAAGGTTATGTCTTCTAGGAAATTTTTCCATCCCCATGTAAAACATGATAAATTATGTACTGGAGATGGCACAAATATGAACAACGGAAATCCAATGGGAGAAGCCCTTTCTGAAGGAAGGTTGGAGGATTATTTTAGGATAGTCGAAGCAATTCTGAGAACATACAACAAAGAGTCCCCCCATGAAGAACTAGTCGCATGGTATGATCCTGGCTCGGAAGATAATCACGAAAATGAGTTCCATTGTGTGGGGTGTGATGAGTGGTGTCATTGCGACGATGGTCTGTGGTGCGAAGGATGTAGTACTATTTATTGTAACGATTGCGCAGATGGTGTTATTTGCATTGATTGTGAAAATTGGCGTTGCGGAGAATGTAATACAACGTGTATTGGATGTAGCGAATCCTAATGTATGCCACGACACGTATTGCAAATCTTGCCTAGAGCACACTTGTGTGTCCTGCAATGAAAAATGTTGTGACTCATGCGTACAGTCCTGCGCTGGTTGCGGTGATACCATGTGCGATGACTGCAATACTTCGTGTGAGTGTTGCGGTGACGGTTGCTGCGGAGATTGTATTGAAGATCAAACTTGTAGCAAATGCGAAGGTTATATCTGCAAGAGTTGTAAGATTACTTGCGGCGTATGCGATAAAATATTCTGCAAATCTTGTGGAGATAACGAATGCACAGATTGTGGAGTTCCCATGTGCGATTCTTGTGTTGCTGAACACGAGTGTTTGCTTACAGGAATCAAGCCCTCGACTCAAAGCTCGCAGTAATAAGGAGAAGAAAAATGGCGAAAACAGAAGAATTTCTAAAACCTAAAGTAACGTTTGGTGATACATTACGAATATCTCCCCTAGCATTCGCAAAGATGATATTCTGGAGAGACTGCGGAGACACTGAAGTAGCGGCATACGCAACTACCCACACAGACGACCCCTTGTTTATTACAGACTTTCGATTAATCAAACAAGAATGCACAAACATAACGTTTGATATCGACAAAAACGATTTAGCTGAAGATGTAGAACACACACTAGATGATGGGCTATGCCCGTGGATGACACACAATATATTGTGTCACACTCATCCCGGATGTTCACCCTTACCGAGCCACAACGACGAAGAAAACTTCAAGAAAGCATTCTCTCATCCGAATTGGGCAATCATGCTAATCATAGCAGAAAATGGAGAAACTTACTGCCGCCTCAAAATTAATACGGCTCCAGGCGTAGAGAAGCTATTGAAAGTCAGTGTTGACTTTAGCCAGGAATTCGAGGCCTCAAACCACCAATCATGGGACACAGAATACAAATCCAAAGTAACCGAGAAGAAATTCCGCATGACAGGAAAAGAGGGGGTGGCGGCGAATAATGCCTTACCCTTTCAGGGAACAGAGGGCTTCCCGTGTTGGGACTACGAAAAAGAAGATTGGGTCGAGTTTGATAGACAAGGCGAAGGCGGGAATGAAGAAGCTTATGACATAGCTAGTGATTGTTTTTGGGATAGAGACGGTAACGCTGTGTATTGGTGTGAAGATCACTATGGGTGGTATTTCTTCGATCCAGTAAATGATAAATGGTCTTTCGACGACGCGGACGACGATGAAAACAGTATCGTAGAGATCGAACGGCCAGACGAGAAATGGGCTGAGCAAGTAGTTGCGTGGGCTGAGAAATTTGCTGATGAGCAAAACATCTGCGTAGGAGAACAGTAGATGGAGAAATTAAATGACTATATGGGGATAACCTATCCTAGCTTCTTATATTGGAGGATTTGGCGGCGTACCGTCTGGTATCTCTGGAAGAAGTTTCTGTGTCCAAAAAATGTTCACTTATTCGATGAGGTGTTGTCTAGCGAACACACCCTTGTTTGTGATGTCTGTGGACTGTGTGTTCATATCTCGATAATAGAGACTGAAGAAAAAAGTTGGGACAGAGCAGGCAGTGGTTTGTATATTGAAACATCGGCAGTTGAAAAGAGTTACGACAACGACACCCATTGTATTCAGATATCACAGGAGTAAAAATCATGCAGAGTCTAATAGAAAATCGTGACATTCGCCAACGGGAACTGATACCTCCAGAAAAATTGGCAGAGATCAGGGTCACAATCGTTGGCGTTGGAAGCATAGGAAGGCAGGTAGCACTCCAATTAGCAGCTATTGGAGTATCAAGGCTCCATTTGGTAGACTTTGACACAGTCTGTCCAGAAAATCTGGCGGCGCAAGGTTTTTATGAAAGCGATCTCGGACGACCCAAGGTGGACGCCGTCGCGGATATCTGTAGGGCAATCAATTCGGAGATTGTGACAACCACTGCAAACAGAAAATTCAGGGGATTTGAGTTTACCGGGGGTGTGTTTTTCTGTTGTGCTGACGGAATCGACACCAAAAGGAAGATGTTCGACTCTGTCAATAAGCGGGCAGACCTGTTCCTAGATGCTCGTATGAGTGCAGAGTATATAAGGGTGTTCTCTGTCTACGATGATGCGTCCAGGGAATATTATCCCACAACCTGTTTCCCAGCAGCCGAAGCATTCCAAGGAAGTTGCACGGCGAAAACAACCATATATTGTGCTAACGTCGCAGCGGGTATGCTAGTGGCGCAATTCGCTAAGTGGTTGCGAGGATGTGAACTTGACAAAGATGTCGATCTCAATCTGTTAATGAATGAGATGGGGGCAAAATAATGGACACTATCCAATTCAAAGATGGATGCAAGCTGGAAATAATCCAGGATGATGATGCATGGTCTCCTAGAGAATGGGACAATCTTGGTCGAATGGTATGTTTCCATAAGAATTACAACCTTGGAGACAAACACGAATATCGTTCTGGTGATTTCAATTCGTGGGAAGAATTGCAAACCAAAATAGAGGAGGACCACGATGTTGTTTGTATAATGCCATTGTACCTTATGGACCACTCGGGGATATCAATTAGTACGTCATCATTCGGTTGCCCGTGGGATAGCGGACAAATTGGTTTTATCCTATGCACTGCGGAAGACGCTAAACGAGATTTTGGTGACTACGGAACAACTGGCGATCATGTAAAACAAGAGGTAATGAAAAAAGTCCACAATTGTTTAGCTGGTGAAGTAGAAACATACGATCAATATCTCCGTGGAGATATATACGGATTTATCATGCGCGGGCCACCGTGCGAACAATGCGGCGAAAAAGGAGAGAATCTTGACTCATGCTGGGGATTTTATGGTTCTAACCCACTCGAAAATGGAATGATGGATCATCTGGATGAGAAATACCAAGACGAACTAAAGGAAAAAAGTCATGGCGAATAATTATATGGAATTCTCAGAAGCCATAGAAAACTTGACACCAAAAGAACTTGAATGGTGGACTAATGAGTGGGATCGTGTCATAGACGCCTACGATGACAATCCAGAAAATGCTGATGATGATTCTCTTTGTCAAGATTTTTCTGTACAAAAAGACGAGAAACTCGTGTGGTTTCACGACGACGAAAGCGGAAATCCAGATAAAATTGGAAATGTCGTCCAGCGATTCTTAAAACAGTTCCGCCCAAACGAATGTTTTTGGTTAACATGGGCCTCTTGGTGTTCTAAACCTCGCATTGGCGAATTTGGCGGTGGCGCAATTTTTGTTACAGCGGATGAAATTAAATGGCACAACGCCCATACCTGGACAGAACAAATGCGAGAAGAATGGCGAAAGAATCAGGAGCCTAGTAATGGCTCATCCTGACTATTGGTATGACAAATGGATGGCTAGTACTCAATCCAATGCTTGTGTCGTCAGGGTAACTAATCAATGCAATCAAAAGTGCAGACACTGCTGTTTTAGGTCTGGCCCCGAACACGTTGGTCAAATGTCTGTAAAAATGTGCGAAAAAATCAACGCCTGGGTTCCGGTTAGGGTGGCCCTCAACATCATGGGTGGTGAATTCAGTGTCTTGGACAATTATCCGGAAATGCTTGCGGCATTGTCTCGCGACAAAAACATAGTTCATCTAGTCACAAACGGATTTTGGACAAACGACAAAGAAGGTATTTACAAATTCTTTTCAGCCATAAGGGGTATAAAAAGAACGTCTGAATGTGTCAGTGTAACCGTATCCAATGATCACTGGCACAAAAAGTCGACAGATGATCTGATAAAAATATTGAAAAATAACGGATTGGATGTGACAATAGAAACCGCTAGAAACTTAGGACCCAAGGGGGACAGAATTTCACCAATTGGTCGCGCATGGGACAATAAACTCGTTCCTTGTAATAGTATCCATTGTTCTTGTGAAGTAATGTCCAGTATGATCATCACAGAAGATGGAATGGTGAATAGATGTCCATATGGGTATTTCCCGTGGAAACACTTCAGCGAAACCACTTGGAATGAAGCCCAAGAATATATCTGGGGATGGCGTTCAGAGAAACTCTCAGAAGGAATGAACTGTCATTTATGCATGGAAGTAGATAATGCAAATCGTTGTAGATTTGTTAGCAACAAAACATCTCTAGCGGGAGAACTAAGTAATGTCTAGTGATCAAAAAATTATTTTTAAACAAGAAGGTATTGGATTTTGTGGCATCCTGTTTATCGTCCTGCTTTTGCTTAAGGTGGGCGTCGTGGAGACGGTAGTTATGGGATGGTCTTGGTGGTGGATTACAGCGCCTTTGTGGGGTCCACTGAGCTTGGCGGTCAGCTTTATTGTTATTTGCCTTTTGTTAGTTTGTTTTTTAACTCTGGTTGGTTTTCTTATAGACTTGATATGTAAACGATAGACACCATTAAAAAAGTACGCGCAAAGCAGGTGTCGGGAGAAAAAAATGACTGAAGATGAATTTTCTGAAATAATAGATAAACTCACAAAAAATATGAGAGACGCTATTGGCAATAGTGACAATATCCTAAAAAGTATATCAGATGATCCAGAAAGGTTTTCAAAATTGATGGAAACTGTTGGCAACATAGGAAAATCTCTGGAACTTTTTAGTCTCGCCACAAAATACCTGTTATTTGATTTAGAAGCCACGCGTCGTGAGAGGGATAAATTGCGTATGTTGCTGGAGGATCAACAGTGACATCTTACTTAATAAAGTACCAGACTCGCAGGAAGCATAGATGTGCGAGCATTCCACAAGGGGAGTGGCAGGACAAAGAAATTAGGGTTGTTGCCGGTGAGGATGCTAGAGAGGCTCTTGATGAAATATTGGGCACTTTCAAAGGGTTTGATTTTCGTCTAAGGGGAATCGAAGTGTGTGGGCAAATAGATGTGATAGCGCAAAAGTTGCGCTAGAATAAATCAAATAGGCCAGGGATGTCAAAATAACACTTGGTAGTCCACCAGAGTATTCTGACCAACGCCTTTCATTCTTCTTCTGAAACTTCGCCATCTGTAAGCGAGTCGACAATTTTGTCAACAACGCTTGATTGGATAGTCACCTTAGCTGGTATGTCGCTATGCTGTCTTGTACGAAAACCACCGTACATTTCCCAACTAGCCTCTCCTGCGGTTGTGATAGTACAACCCATGATCCCAATCATCATAAATGCGCCCAACGTTAACGTTACAAATTTCTTGGTCATAACAACCTCCTTTTCTCCTATTTATACACCAACAGGAAACAGTAATGTGGTACTAAAACGACGCCGCGTTATTGAAGAGGAACTTGAATTTTTGCTGTTCAACGACAAGTTAGAAAAACAAAAATTTTGTCGAACAAACAGCGGAGTTTGACGTATAATAAGGTGTCAGCGTGTCGCTGCCACCGTGGGCTACACACAGACAAACGACTTTTAAGGGAGAAGGCGATGAGAGTTAGAGTTGGTGATTTAGCGATTGCTAAATTTGATCCAGGCGATGGTGATATCAAGGCTGGTCGGAAATGGGATGAAATGGTATGTCTCGTGACAGGAACAAATAGTCATGGACCCAGTAAGTATCGTTATTATGAGTTTATTTACTGGGACGGTTGTGGATCAAGTTTCAGTATTACTAAAAATGGTCTTCCTACTTCTCGTCTTGTTCGTGTTCGACCAAAAAAGAAATGGGATGGTGCATTGTCCAGTCTGAAGATAAATGATGTTGAAACAGTCGCCTAAATTTCCATGTAGTACAGATCAGTTATGTACGACTGATCAAAATATTAATTTACGAAAAGGAGTGATGAAAATGCAACAGACAGAACAGACAGAGCAGGTTGAACAGAGTGAGGGCGAAGTCCGGAACGACCCGGCATTTGAGGTAGTCGAAATTAATCTCGCGACTGGAGAAACAACGATCATAATCAAAAAGGGGATCGTTGGCGCAATGGCCAACCAGTTGAAAAACACCAGCAATCGTAGAAAGGGCTCAAGTATTCTCCGTAAGCTCGGTTACGTGTTATCTGATTGTGGCGATATCCAGTATGGTGGAGAAGTCAATAAGACGGATATTGATCCTGATCTTGTAACTAACGAGGATGAAGTGTCAAACCCTGCTTTGGAGTAGGATCATAAATTGAGGAAACCAACGGGGTCGGGTCGAAAGACCCGGCCCCTTTTCTGTGGGGAATGGAAATGAGTGAGTATCTTTGGGAAGATGTTGGTAAGGGTGTTTGGATGTGGCATATTCACCATACGAGGTTACTTGAGTTGAGTAGCGAGCCCTTGTTGGTTCGGGCTAAATATATCCGAGAAAATAAACCTGAAGAGGAAATCAACCTACGGCTCCGAATGATGCGACCAGTTAAAAACCCGGATCGGATACCTGAAAAGGTTAAAGAAGCCGGGAAGGCACACGACGAGGTCAGGAAGGCATACAAAGAAGCCGGGAAGGCATACGACGCGGCCGGGAAGGTATACGACGAGGCCTTGAAGGCACACAATAAGGCCTTGAGCCAACACTCTAAGGAAATCGAAGAATTGCATCGTGAAGAGTGTGACTCAGGCTGTCCATGGAACGGCACTTCAATTTGTTAGGGAACCCATAATGAACTCTGTAAGGAGGGGATGGAAATGAGCCTAGCTTCGTGGAAGAAAGAGTTTTATCGAACACCAGCCAATAGGGTGTCCAAGGGATGGGCGATGAGGCATTCTATCGACAAGTGGACGGGGTTGTTGTGTCGAAACAGAAGAAAACACAAGGTCAATCTAGACGAAGGAGTTTTGTATGATAACAATAACGACAGTCAACAATTAGGTATTGATCGTCATTCGTGTGCTCTGTGCCATCATCACCAAAAGAATGGTTGCACAACATGCCCCGTAAAAAGAACTGGTAAGACATGTCATACCACATATTGGGATATGGTCAACGACAAAAAAGTGGCTCCGATGATCCGTTTGTTGAAAAAGGCTTCGGATAAACCAAAGAGTTGATTACGGAACCGTAGTGCTGGGTTGATAATATCATGGAGAAATTATGAAAACGTTGACCACAGAAGAACAGCGTAAAATTAAGGACCGCTTTGAGAAACATGTTGATCGGCGATCTAGAAAAGATATGATCGATTTTCTCACTAGTCACTTCAGATATCACACGATGAGTAGTTGGAATAGAAGTACTAGTTACGCACACTGCATCAAACTTCATCATCTCAGTATTCCAGATGATATTTGCGATACGATGTACGATATGGTATTCAACGACGAATGGGGAAATCACTTCAGTGAGATCATTGATCTATTCAGTATGTCGCACGACGATAACTGGGTGGTAGGAACAAACGGTCGTTCTGGTGGTTATCTCGTCCTCTACAAAGGGACTGTCAAAAATGGACGCAGAGGTTGTCTCCTCGGGTCAATAGATCAAGAAGAGGACTTCCATGAATGGGATAGGGATGAACTCAGGGCACGAGTAAACTCAGTGTGTAGCTTTGATATGTTAGTTTCGAATGTAGCCATGGAATTCGTAGCATTCTGTCGAACATATAACATAATAGATGAGACTATCATGGTTCAAAAGACTGTCCAAGTTCTTAGGGAGAAACAATGATAACTCACGATGAAGCAAAATCGAAATTCAAAAAGTGTAGGAACAAAGAACGCGGTTACAAGTTAGCAAACAACACCAGAATTCAGGAGCGTGGACATGCTTTTGCCGTCCGACTCCACAAGACTGATGTGGTGATGATTCGTCCTGACGGAACATATCGTCTCAATACTGGTGGGTGGCGCACTGTTACAACTAAAAACCGAATGAATATGGTACTGCCCGACTCCTGTTGTGTCTCGCAAATAAATGGCCTTTGGTTTGTAGGACCTGAGAATACACCCTATTCCGACAGAATGTTGATAGGATCAGACGGGAAGGCTATCGGAGCTAAACATCTTGGAGATTTGCCGAAAATCAAACGAATAGTAGATCGTCGCATAAGCCAGTTTATAAAACTGCTAACAAAATTCTGTCAAGGAAGAGATATGGGGACATGGGATAGCTACGGAAAGCGCACCGTTCCACATAACAGCAATAAGACTCATTTGAGAAAATTATGGATTACAGCAAGACAAACTGTGTCGATTGACATTGATGACGGATTCAGATTAGTCCATCTCGCTACTCTAGCTCGTGGTCATTGTAATCCAAAGTTTGTTTGGGACAACATGATTCAAATAGCATGTTCCAATGATAGAGAGTCTCACTTTATTGTCGACAACCTCAGATCATTTATGAGGACACGAAAGCCGTTTATTGCGGAAATGATCTCTAAAAAGGAACTCGAACTATGTTAGAAGAACCTATGGATAGAAACTTCGCTATTTTCAATATCAAAGATGAAGATAGACAGAGAGCGGATGCTGGTTTTCTTAGACGATTTGGCCAGGAAGTCTTCGATAGAGAAATTTCTCCAATCCATAAAGCTGGAATTATGTCTGTTTTCCATAATCCACCAAATAAGTGGACCACATGGTATGTGGAAACAGTTGCGTTTTTAGTCAACGAGAGACGGTAGGGCACAAATATGGAACAGTGTGCTTTTCCACGGTGCAAAAATCTATCTGATTATGAGTATATCGGACGAGATATTTGCGAAATTCACTGGGGACTGCTTTGTGAGGCGGATAGCAAGACAGAAAAAGGATTATTGAAAAAGATCGGCCTAGTCAGAAATTCTAAAGGGTCTGTAGTTCCGATAAAAAGGAAAGGCGATGAAAAAGATTGATTGGAAAAGTATTTGGGAAGATTTTGATACATGGATGATTAATCATCATCCTGGACGAATGACCCCATCTCTGGTAAAACAACAGTGTAAAATACAAAGACTTATCAACGCCCAGGTCCGAGAAATCGTACAAAAGAAAATCTAGATTTTTGTGGAACAAATTGCTTAGTTGGACGTATAATAAGGTAGGAGATTCTAGCGACAGTGCGTAGGGGGTGAGAATACAACATGAACAAACAACAAATTGCAGCCAAGTTGAGAGCAATTTTGTGTCAAGCCGATAGTATGTCTGGACTACTCAGCCGTAAAAGATCATCTAAACACGCAGATGATATTGAAGTTTTGCTGGAGCACATATCTCTTCTTGTAGCTGATCTGCGGTTTGACAACGCAGCTACGCGCAATGAACTCTGGCAAGTACGAGATATTCTTGAAGAATAGACCGTTCATTTCTTTAGTCACTTAGTTTAAGGGGACAATAATATGAAGGACTTCGCCACGGATTTTGCCGATTATTGTTGTTCAGGTCACGCCCTATTACATGTAGAAACCTTCGAAAAAGATCGGGTAATAAGCGAGATTGCGAAGGTGGCTGACGCTATGAATCGTAAGGTCTATATTTGGTCTATCGCTCGTGGATGGATAGACAAGAATGGTGGTTCTGTATGTGGTGTCAAACCCTCTGCTCAGATCGAAGAACACTTGCAGGCAATCGTTGAATTCCCGAATAGCGTTATCTGCATACTGCGCGACTTTGGCATATATATGCAACACGAAACCTATTCCTATGATGATGTTGTTGTTGGATGGTTGGATGAGCTTCGCAAAATCGTAGGATCAGTCAACCAAAATATCGTTTTCGTTGGTCCAGATTTTAAGGTCCCCAAACCATTGCTGCATGATATTACGAAGATTGATTTTGATCTACCAGATAATGATCAAATCAGTGAACGAATCGATTTTGTTTGTAGTGATGTGGTCAAAGCCAATGGGGAAAAGTTCGAACCAAATAAAGATATAATTCCACATATCATTGATTCTTGTCGTGGTATGACTTCACAACAGACGGTCGATCGTGTTGCTCTAGCCCTTCGAAAACACAAGGACTTGAATGAGGATGCCGTGCGCACCATCGTCAGAGAAAAGGCCAGCATTATTCGTGCATCTGGACTCCTCACATACATAGAACCGCCAAAAGGAGGACTAGCTAATGTCGGTGGATATGACGCACTAAAACAACACGTCCTCCTAGATCAACCATGTTTTACTCAAGAGGCGAGGAAGTTTGGAATAGAATTCCCCAGAGGACTTATGCTTGTTGGAATACCGGGCTGTGGAAAAACGCTGCTGTCTCTAGCCATCGCATCGGAACTTGGTTTGCCGCTCATCTCCATGGACGTTGGCAATCTAATGGATAAATATGTTGGTGAGTCCGAGGGCAATATGAGGGAAGCAATTAAGATGTTAGAAAGTATCGCCCCGTGTGTTTTACAGTTGGACGAAATAGAGAAAGGTTTTGGTGGCACGTCTGACATGGATGGTGGTTCGTCTCGTCGAGTATTCGGCACCTTCATCAAGTGGCTAAACGACAGAGAATCCCCCGTATACGTTGTTGCCACAGCCAACCAAGTCCAATCTCTCCCACCTGAGTTTTGTCGTAAGGGTCGTTTCGATGAGATATACGGACTCGATCTACCAAACTTCGAAGAACGTAAAGAAATCTTCTGTATTCATCTCTCGAAGAGGGAAAGAAAACCAAGTGATTTTGAAGTTGAAAAGTTATCTGAAATCAGCCAAGGGTATACAGGAAGTGACGTTGAACAAACTATCAAACTTGGTCTAAAGATGGCTTTCTCAGAAAACAGCGAGCTTACAACAACCCATCTCATGAAAGCTATTTCTAATATAGTTCCACTTTCCAAAACAGAAGAGAGCCGAATTAAGGAAATCAGACAGTGGTGTAAGATGCATGCGCGGGCTGCAAATCCAAGTAAGAAAAATAGTCCACGTGGGGACAACGCCAGGACAGTCTCACTAAACTAAGGAGATATTATGAGTACCGCAACGGTGCAGAAATCAAAGTCTAACCAGGACACCATTAATCTTTTCGAAGTCGGGTGCCTGGTCAATCTAAGAATTAGCATGTGGTCTGGGAGAAAAATGTTGACCCGTGCTGATCTTGTTCATGTTGGTTACGACCCCGACAAACTTCCTGAAGATATAGTAAATCTCGGAAGAAAGCTTATGGTTCCCAAGTCGGAACTGCAAACTCTAAATCAAATCGAACAGCGCGCCCGTAAGGCGTTGGAACGTTGGTCCGTACCATTTGGTATTGCCAATGCTCACTTTGTCCCATCGACAATGATTATGACGGTCGAACAACAGGTCAAAGAATTGAAAAAAGAGTTTTTCGTTAGAGTTGACAGCTTCATTAGGCGTTTCGACGATCTTATCAAGGCAGTAAAGGACGCTCATCCAGAATTCTGGGATAAGTGTTTAAAGGGGCACTATCCGTCCAATCCAAAATCGTTGAGACAATTGTTCCAGTTTGACTGGTATACCTTCAAGATATCTGGAGTATCCGCGATCGAAGAGGTCAGTGCGGAGGAAGTGGTTGCTAAACAAAAGGTGCAAAACGAACGAGAAGTAGAATTGCGTCAACAAATGCAAACCGCTGTAGGTGAGTTTGTAGGAGAGTATGTAACCACCATGAGGGACGAAACTGTTAGATTTTGTAACCTAATGACGGCTCGTATCAATGGTACGCCCTTTGAGGATGAAGAAGATGTCAAAGGTCTGACTCCAAAATCTATCTCATGCTTCCGCAATTATATCGATCGCTTCCGGTCAATGAATGTCTTCGGGGATGGAAGTATTGAAAAGATGTTATCAGAATTCCGAGACACGTTCTTGGATTCTGGTGTTACTCCACAGGATTTTGAGTCGGCAACAGTTGCTAGTAGCATAACAAAGGCGCTCGAAGCCATTCGGAACAAGGCTGCCGCTGAAGGTGAAAGTGGTAGTCAGTTTATTGGGGAACTAAAAAGGAGGATTGTGATATGACAAAAGCGATTGACATTTTGCGTCGTTGTAAAGAACTCTTCGAGAAGGGACTTGTCGGAATTCCTATAGGCCAGAGTATTGGTTCCGACTGGGTTGATGATGTAGAAATAGATATCAACAACTTCTTAACGGGATACAATGAAATCACCCTAGGTAGTTGTTATCATACTGGCCTTGCATACTCTCTAGCTTACGATGCACATGGAATGGTGGAACTGTCTGGTAAAACATTCACCAATCTAGACACTGGTGTCGATGGTGGAGCAATGGCTGCTCTAAAAGAATACCAACGAAATTTAAATCCTGATCGAGATGTCCCTTTCTTCATTGTCGCACTTAAGCCAGTCAAAATCTATAGGCCTCCAGACTTGGATGTTTGTGACGATTGTTTTAAATGGAAGAAAGATTGCGCCTGTGACGAAAATGATACCACCAACTCCGGGTGTAATTGCCTTGATGGTAATTGTGATGACGATTGTTGCGAAAACTGTGGTGAGCTATACGAACATTGTCAGGGTCTTTGCCTCGATAATTACGACCCATGCGACGAATGCGGTAGCTCGGATTGCGATTGTTGGGTTTATCAAGAGTCTTATTGCCAAAATTGTGGCCTGGTTGATTATAAGTGTTTTTGCCCCGACGGATGTCGGTGCAACAATGAGGTGGTCGCTCCACCTCTGAATGCGTTTGATAGGGCAAGGTTCCTGAAGGCATAAGGGAAACTATAATGAGCAGATATTGTACAGTACGAACTGAATTCATGGATGGCAGGGCTCTAATAGAAGCTCTCGTGGAGACTGGCCATTGGACAGCAGAACAAATCGAAATTCACCATGAACCACAACATCTTCTTGGATATAAAGGCGACAGGCGCAAAGAAACAGCCAATATTATTATTCGTAGTAAACATGTAGGTAGATTATCAAACGATATCGGTTTCGCCAAAGGGGAAGACGGTAATTATGTAGCAATAATTTCCGAATACGACTCTGGTAGGTATGGAAAAAAGTGGATCGGCCAATTGACGGGCAATTACGCTTATCACAGAGTCCGTAGAGAGCAAGAATCTCGCGGTCGCAATGTGTCTAGGGAACGTGGACGGGATGGTCGCCAAAGAGTGACTATCACAGGTTATAGGTAGAAACTATGGCATTGCAATTCTTAAGCGAAAACACCGGAAAAATGAAAGATGCTGTGTTTTGTTTTACTGGCAAATCCCCAAAGACTCGTCCCGAGATGCAAGCGATTGCAATCGGTGCTGGCGCAACAGTCACCAAATCCGTCACCAACAGCACAACCATCTTGGTAATTGCAGACGCAAATAGTACATCATCCAAAGTAATAAAAGCTCACTGGAGGGGAATTGATTTAATAAGCCCAGAACAGTTCTTCGAAATATGTGGCAAAACCAAAACGTCAAAGAAATTTGTAATAACCAAACCATCTGAAAAGAAAAGACATTCGTCTGTGAGACGGATACAACTTTAAGGAAAAAAACCATGAAACTTATAGACATTCCACAAATGAGTAGACCTGGATATGCTACTGACCATTTTCTATATATGTTACCAAAAACTATCAAACAATATCAAGAAGAACGACTTTGTCCTCTTAATCTGGAACCTGATTTCCAAAGGGTTCACGTTTGGACTCCCGAACAGCAAACTCGATATATGGAATTCATTTTACGAGGAGGAAACTCATCGAAGGATTTCTACTTCAATTGTCCTGGTTGGCAGGGTTCCTATGATGGACCATTTGAACTCGTTGACGGCAAACAACGACTTGCTGCCTGTTTGGGTTTTATGAACGGAACAGTTCCCATTTTTGACGGATTCTATATTGGAGACTTTACTGACAAACCATTCAATGTTCTCCTGCGTTTCCATATCAACAATCTAAAAACTCGTAAAGAAGTTCTCCAATGGTATCTGGATATTAATTCTGGTGGAGTTGTTCACACCGCCGATGAACTAGACAAAGTAAGAGAATTACTAGAAAAGGAAATTTAATCTATGCAAAAACTACAACTAGAGATTAGTCACATAACTATCCCGAAGGGGATCGGAGCAGATCAAATATCCTTTTGTGTTCCAAATGATCGGGTATTAGATGATGTACTAGGAGACACAGAAGCCCGTGAATGTTTCCCAGAACTATATTTCGACCTTAAAATTACCAAAGGTAAAGGCGAAAAACTATTGTCAGCCCTTGGATTAGTAGCGGATAGGATCATATCCAGGTCAACCGGATATAGTTTTGGACGATCAAGAAAAAATCATGATAAACAAAGTAAACCATGATTTGGCCTATGCCCTAGCTGAGTTCGCCACCCATGTCATAGATAGATATGACTCCGATGACCCATCAGCAAGAACTCAAATATTAGTCAAAGGCGTTTTCGCTGGGGCTAGTTGTGGAAGTTTAGTGGAATACGCTAAGGAAAAACTACTGTTGGCCCACACATATATTTCACCAAAAGAGATTGAGGATATAAAAAGGAGAAATATGGATGGCAAAAATTGCAATCTTCCTCCGAGGAGAACCAAATGACACAAGATCGTAAACTTTGTTTCAACGATATCTTGTTAGTCCCACAATATTCAACGCTGGATTCCAGAACAACCCCTGATATAACAACCCATTTGGGTCATCTAGAACTGAGAGCCCCGATTATCTCTGCTCCTATGGATTCAGTCACTGGAAAATATATGCTTGTCATCATGGATAAGTTGGGCGGTTTGGGGATATTGACTCGTCATATCAATTTGCCAGACGACGAAGAGTTGGCGATGCAAGTTCGAGAGATTCAATGGGCTCGCGATCAAGGTGCTATTAATGTAGGATGTGCTGTTGGAATCAAAGGAGACATTGACAGGAAGGCTCAATCTCTATTGAACGCCGGGTGCAATGTGATCTGTCTAGACGTAGCCCATGGCGACCACAAAAAGATGTACGAGGCAATAAAGATTATAGTTCTTCTTCAAGACAACTACCACTTTATCGTCATGGCAGGCAACGTATGCACCGAAGAGGCGGTAATAAAATTCGCAAAGCACGGTGTAGATGCTATTAAAGTAGGTATAGGACCTGGCGCAGCTTGTACGACCAGGATTATAACCGGATTTGGTTATCCTCAAATGTCTGCGATCATTGAATGTAGCAATAGTATCAAAAAATATCCACAAACAACAATTATTGCAGACGGAGGAATCAGGAATTCGGGAGATATGGTAAAAAGCCTTTGGGGTGGAGCAAGTGCGTGTATGATCGGATATATGCTGGCAGGGACCAATGCGACCCCAAGAATCGATGGCAAGAAAGTCTACAGAGGGATGAGTAGTCGCGCTGTTTCTGGTAGATCAGACATAGCCCCAGAGGGAGTCGAAATAGAGATGGGAGATAAAGGGGAAACAGAAGAAGTCGTAAAAGGATGTATCAAGGGAATTCGCTCAGGTTTAGCGATGGGTGGAGCGAAAAATCTCACCGAACTGCGTGAGAATATTAAACACGTAATTGTCAGTCCACTATCTATGGAAGAAACAATGCCTAAATCGTAGAAAGGTGATATGATGGGTTTGTTAAAAAACATAGTCAGGGGTATTTTGTCAATAAATCTATTCCCACCACCTAAACCACCTTACAAAGCTCCTGAAATAAAGTCTGACGAAGAAGCTATTCGTGAAAATTGGGAAATCGTTGGAAAAGACTTACAAAGGGCTATGGACAAAATTGATAAAATAGAAAGAGAATAAAATGAAAAAGAAACTCAAAGACATCGCAGAATTCATTTTGCTGTTCTGGTGTTGTGGCGGTGGCGGCGTTATTGGCCTAGTATGTTTCGCTTTTGCATGGAAACTAGGGGTGGTCATCTTAGGCTTATGGGGGTGCTCGGTTATCATGGCGATCCTTATCTTAATCAACAAACAAACATCAAAAAAAAGAGATAAGAAATGAAAATTGTTCTAGACATCGATCCTGCTGGAGATGTCCATTGTCTATATACTGACGAAATCGACTTATTCGCCATAGGAAGAGTTGTTGGGGTGCGTAAGGCGTCAAACGTAGAATTCAACGAAAAAAAACAAGTCTGGGAAGTCTTATCTCTCGAAGGGAAAGTCCTACACGAAAGTTGCAGCCGCGTGGCTGCTATAGATTGGGAAATAAAGGCGTTTTCGCCAGGGGGAATGTGTTATGATCCTATGGATTGATGAGTTTGGAGAGGCACACGTCGCAAATGACTTAGATGACGGTATGATTGACGCTATTAATAATAGTGAGGCGGTGTTCTATCGCTTTGATACTGATACCAAAAAATACCAGTATCACAATGGTACTAATTGGATAACCATTAAAGAAGGGTAGGGGGATGATATGCGAAAAGTGTATTATAAGGTAGTGTTGAATGTGTTTATTCTTGAGGATGATGAAGCAAATGTCGCAGACAGATTGAGAGAATCAACATTTGCTTTAGACTATAACGCCCTCGATGAAGTTGCTGATGTCCACGATATCTCCGTAGAAAGTGTAGAAGTAACCGACTCTAGATAAAAGGAGATTTAAGTTATGCTACCCGAAGACGCTAAAAAAAACAAATGCGATCGATGCGGAGTGATAGTTAGCCTTTATCGTCATGCAAATGGTTGGCGATGCCCATCGTGCATCTGGAACGAACGAGAAAACTTGATTAAATGGTCTAAACCACTGCTTAATCTAACCCATTACACAGCGGCTAAATATAAAGACAATCCGGTAGTAATTGTGTCTCGCAGAAACCTTGACGCTCTGGCAGAAGTCGTCAAAGAGGTCACCTCTATTTAACGAATGAGAAAATGACCTTATCGTCTTTAAAAATGAACGAAACAGCAACCATTATTGGTTGTTCAAATAAGAGACTGTGCGACTTAGGTCTAATATGTGGGGTAAAAATACGTATAGTCAAGCAAGGTAATACTTGTATTATACGATTCAATAACACGAGTCTATGTATGGGTTATAAGTATCAAAAAATAATAGAAATAGAGAGGAAATAATGTGGCTATGGAAGTGTTTAGAGGATGGTATCGTAAGTCTCTGTCTAGAAAAGGCACCGTGTGGCACCGTGTCCATAAGGTCGATTCTGTTTTCGCTAGCAAGCAGATGGCATACACAGTATGCGATAGACGTATAGCAACGACCAAGTGTGACTTCGATATGAAACCAGATCACAGATATATGCAGTGTGAAAAGTCACCTGGAGTAATAGTAGAAACGGGTCGTGGTTTTGTCCCCATAGGCGCAACAGCAATCAACACCAAAGCTGATGCCATTTACGAATTGAAACGTCTATTGAAACCACGAACCTATTATCTTAGGATTTGGGGTATCTATGGTGTTCAAATCACAGCCAAATGGGAATCAGATATTAGTATAGATATTTACACAGAAACCGAAATCATTACCAAACGGCACAAGAAAAAGCTTATGGCTTTGCTGCAAGTGCAAGCAGACTTGGGTCGTTTCAAGTCTGCGATTGATTGTCTTTGTGACGCAACAACCGTCCTGGCCAAAAAGGCTAAGGAGAAGAAGAAGTTAAAGGGTCGTCTAACCGAAGCAGAAGATCAGGCGTACTTCGAAGAACTCTTATATGAAGCGGAGAAATAAAAATGTCGTGGTCATTAAAAAATATGATTGATAAAATGAGTGATGACAGAAGAGAGGCTCAGCTACAATGGAACAGAGAATTTCCACCAGATATAGAGGTGGATGTGGTTGAAGATGCTGGTATAACAATTACGTATGGAATATGGAAAGTTCCTAATGGCGACATCTTCTTTATACCTAAATCAAAAAGTGGTTATCAACCAGAGCGCAGAATTAATATTGACAAAAAAATTGTCGAGGCAATAAGGGGTAAAACATGACTCAGGTAATGATAGATGTTAATGATAAAAGAATAGACGAAGCGGTAAGAAAAGAACTCAAGCGACTAGAAGGACAGGTTAAGCGTTTGAAGTTGAGCAATGCAAAACTCAAGTCTCAGATAAGAGACCAACAGGAACTTGAGACAAGAGCGCGTAAGATTGTCAACGCAGCGGAAGCTATAGTCCGTGAATACAATGATGAGGAATAAGATGATAGAAAGAGACAAGATTTACATCATAAACACCAATGATCTCACTCAGGTCAAATGTTTTTCTGTTGGTGAAACAGTCTCCTACAAGATAGCAATGTACCTTCTTGGAAAAAGGATTCCTTTGTTTCTCCTTTGTCGCCCAGGTTACAGTTCTATCTTTTTGGAATCTCATCTCCATTGTGAGATGGTGGAAGAAATCAAAAAATGGTTGACAGCGACAATCAAGGTTCGTTATAGGGGTGTAGGAAAAATGAAATCTATACCATTCCCTTTTAGGGATAAGGAGAAAGAATAATGAAAACAATATATGTCGTCCTTAGAGGGGAAAACCGTGAGTTCAGAAGATTATTCTCTTCTCGCGGTGGGGCGGAAGGCTACATATCCACAGGACAAAAGGCTGGGATAGATGGCTCTGAATCAGAATTTGTTGAAGTCCACCAAGTAAGAGAAGAAGCAAGTTGCGACTCTTGTATCTCTAATGAGGAGTAATCATGCGAGAACAAAAGAAAGTCATCATAGATATTGACCCAGACGGAAATTGTTCGATAGGGGGTGAGGGGTTCGTTGGTCCTGAATGTGGTCATTTCCTTAGTGAAATTGAAGAATCACTTGGAACACAAATATCTCAAAAAGATAAACCGGAATATAGACAAAGACACACAACCAGTAATAGAAACCGTCAGTGTGAAGGTAGGTAATATGAATATCAGACAACTTGGATTGTGGACAATAACATTGTTGGTACTCAAAAAAATATGGTGGCTTGCAGTTATTCTGTTTGTCGTGTTTTAGGAGATCAATATGCAAAGTATTCTTAATCAGGCAGCAACGAAAAAATTCATTATAGCCAAATTCAGAAATCTTCGGCCGGGAATGCCGATAAGTCGTGTGTCAAAAGATTCTCTAGAAAAAATCGAAGCAAGGCTTCGTGCGTGGATAATAGAAGAGGTGCAGCGACACCCCTCTATTGGTGTAACTTTCAAATTGTAAAAAGGAGAGTAATATGAGTTATCCATTGATAAAAATAGTATCTGATGTCAAAAGCATCAAATGGTTTTCCCATATCCAAAAGAAAATATCAAAGGTTGGGCTGTTTTTAAATGTTTTCGAAGATAAGTTTGCTGTTGGCAAAAAGAAATACGCTTCTAAAATCGAGGACGTTATTGATGAGGCCGTACGCACATCTACAGAGGGTTCAATCTCATTGTTTAACACTCTAGAAGAAGTAGAAGCGTTCGTCCAAGGCTTTTGTCTTTCTACGGGTAAGAAGCTTCCCTTCTGACCGAGCGCCTTGAGCGGTGGCAATAAAAGTCCACCACCAGTTTATTGTATACGTGTTATCTGGAAAGGATATGGAATTAAGATTGTAATAAACAAATGTTTTGGTGGATTCGGCTTCAGCAAAGAAGGAATCGAATCCATGGGTTTAGACTGGGATGATCATGGGAAATGTGATGACTTGTCTCGAAGCGACCCCAGGCTTGTCAAATGTGTCGAAGAACTCGGCGACAAGGCGAATGGGATATTCGCTAGTTTGAAGGTAGTGGAAATTCCGAACGATATAAAATACACGATAGAAGATTACGACGGAATAGAACATATTGTAGAGGAACATCAAACTTGGGAGTAATGCCTTTTGAACGGAGTCGGTGAATGAGTAAAAAGAAAACAGAGAGACAAAAAGTAAGTAAGATGATCGTAGGAGGATTGAGGGAGACAATACGCGCCCATGGTCCTATAACGAAACGATTAATAGGAAGTGCGGCAAAACGAATTATTGGCACGCTACTTGCCAAAAGGAAAATAGATGATCAAGAAGAAGAAACAGGATGATTTTTGGGAGCCATGTCTACGAGCTAATGGACGAATGGAATGGATATGTCCGTGTGGTGTAGGTCATGGAAATCATGTTCATGGATGTTGTGGAAAAGAATGTTGTAATCGGGATGATTTTCCAGGCAAGACAGAAAATAAATAGAGGTGCTGATGCAATTAATTCGTTACCCATCACAAATATTGTTGAAAATATGTAAGTCGGTGCTTGACTCAGGGAAGGGTCAGAGACGTAAAGATAGACTTATACTTGCCAACAAGATGTGGAAAATAATGAATGATAATCATGGCATTGGATTAGCTGCACCTCAAGTTGGACTTGATATCCGTATGTTCGTCTGGAATTACTATGGCAGTCAGGTGCATAATCAGGCTATTTGGAATCCAGTCTTGATTCATATATGTGGTTTTATAGAATCAACAGAAGGATGTCTTTCGTTGCCTGGAGTAAACGTAACCCTACAAAGAGCAACATCATCTGTTTTGTCTGGCACTGGAATAAACGGGAAACCAATAGGACTCATCGGAAATTCAATCACAACACGAATTTGGCAGCACGAAATTAATCACCTAGACGGCAAGCTGATCATAGATAATATGAGTTTGAGTGACAAAAATTCCAACAAAGGTGCTCTTCGTGAATTATTGAAGAATCATGGACAATAAAATAATGATAGAAGAAAAACCTCCAAAGACATTAGAGGGATGGACCGTAACCACATTATGGTTCAAGCGAGGAATTGATGATCCGAAACCTCTAAAATACAAGGTGTGGTCACCTCCAGGGTGCTCCAATAACGATCGTATCAAACTACTAGAAAAGGCCGCAAATCAAATAGTCGGTCTTGTATGGGAACTTGTTGGCGCAGACCCAATAGTAATACAGGGACAATTCAAAAGTGAAATAAGCGAGGGTGTCGAGTAAAAAAATGAAACATAAAAAAACAATTAAGGCTTATGTTTATTGTTACAGTCAAAATCCCATTCGTTGGATATGGTTTTGTTCTCCTTTCCTTGGAGTCGATATGAAAGGAAAAACAAAAACACCAGTTGGAGCCAAACGCGCAGCAAAAAGAACTATCGAACGTATGGGATATATCGCTGAAGTTGAGATTTTGGGACCACGAACACCAAAAGTAAAGACGAGATGACAAAAGTAAAATTTTCTGACTTTTTCAGATTTTTTATGGAACGTTTTGACGATTTTGTCCTCCCTATACTTACAGAGTCTTGTACTTTTCTTTCACATTCATGTCTCCTCTTTCTAAGCTATAAAATCGAAGCGATGATTTGTTATAATCGCAGTGAAGTCATACTCAACTATTGTAACAAAACATTATATTCTTTGTCTTGCTCTGATATTTTAAGTGATTTATTCACTGATAAGTATGATAAAGATGAGTTTAATCGCAGAGATTCAATACATCGTTCCGAATTGGAGATTCAGTAGATAGGATGAAAAGTTACAAAAAGAATCCGGGCAGTGCGCGCGGAGGTTGATCGATGGAATGTTTAGTCTGTAGGCAAAAAATCAAGCTTCACGAACAAATCTTCTGGGGAAATCAGATGGAGTGTTGTGGCCCCGGAGATAGCGATTGTAGCTACTCAGGTGATTCTGGGGGACTTATGGGTGCCATACACCTATCTTGTCTAGAAAGTCCAACAGCAGCCACTAGAACTCCAAATACGACAGTTTCCGAGCCCCTGGAGAAGAAGTCGAAGTCCGAATCGGTTGTGGAAAGATCAGATGCATTGGCATTATTTAATTAGGAGATAAAAATGAGTGAACAAACAGTTACATGTACATGTCCAATATGCGGTGAACCATATGTGTTTTATAGTCATTACGCTGGAAATCAATCTGTGTGTCCCGATTGTCGCTATAAATATGGCGGGAGCAGCGGTGGTCAAATTATTCAATGCCCAATATGTCATGAACCATATAAGTTTTATTCGCACTATGTGGGAGATCAATCAGCATGTCCCTCTTGTCGAGAAAAGGCTCGCAGTAAATTACCTAGATGGAATAACTAGACATACTAATTATCGTTTGAAGTTGGAGTTGATTTGTAAATGCCGAAATTGATTGATCTTACTGGGAAAAGATTTGGTAGGCTTGTTGTTATCTGTCGCGACAAGAAAAATCGATTTGGAACACTCTGTTGGTTGTGTTTGTGTGACTGTGGTAAAGAAAAAATTATTCTTTGTGGCAGTCTTAAAAGTGGCAAGACGAAAAGTTGTGGATGTTTACGAAAAGAAATTATTTCAAAAATAATGACAAAACATGGCCATACGAAGAATAGGAAACAATCTCAAGTCTACAGGTCGTGGTATCACATAATACAGCGATGTACTAATTCTAACACAAAAGACTACCGTTGGTATGGTAGTCGAGGAATAACTGTTTGCGAACGATGGTTAAAATTCGAAAATTTTCTTGAGGATATGGGAGAGGCACCAATTGGATATCAAATTGATAGATTGGATAATAATAAAGGGTATTATTTAGAAAATTGTCGGTGGGTTACCCCAAAACAAAATGGTCGCAATAAACGAAACAATCATCTGATTACACATAATGGCGAAATACAATGTATATCTGCTTGGGCAGAAGAAACCGGAATAAGTAAAAATACTATATTGTGGAGAATAACTCACGGTTGGTCACCGGAGAAAACTTTAACTACACCAGGTAAAATGGAGAAAACGAGTGACTGTAACTGAAATAAAGCCAAAAGTTATCACAATTTTTCCAGAGCGCGGGATTATCGTGGATAAGAATTTAGTAAATTTGAACGAACAATTCCGAAAATTGCCATCTTTTGTGGCTGATTTTTTGGTCGCAGAAATGGTAGATAGTGATAACCCCGCTCCAGGTTTGGAACGCATTAATCAACTTCTAAGTGATCATTATATGGAATCCGACCAAAGGGAGCTTGTGAAGAGTAAAATTCGTGAAAAAGGAGAGTATACTCTTCTAGGGAATATCCGTTGTAGATATGATGATGGCAAGGATGAATATTGGGCTGATGTTGTGGCACTCGGGAATCAGTACATCCGCATAGACCCATACCTTATCGCCGAACACGGAGAAACTCTATTAACCACCGGCGCTTGGGGGATATTTCAAATCACATATGATGATTCATACGTCATGAGAAATAAACTATATCCATTTTTAATAACCAAGTTCCGTCCTATACAGATTACGAGAATTGATGTTGATACCTGGATCAAACGTAGATCCCAGTTCACAAATGAAGAATGGCTAGATTTAATGATTACGAGTGTCGGCTTTGATCCCACCCATCTTTCTGAAGAAGAAAAATGGTTGTATATGGTAAGGATGGTTCCATTTATTGAACCAAATGTCAATATGGTAGAACTCGGCCCCACCATGACCGGAAAAACATTTGCGTGCCAATCTCTCAGTGCTCATGGATTTGTGATTTCTGGCTCCCAAACAACAGTGGCGTCTTTATTTTATGATAAACTGCGAAGACAATTGGGGTTAATAGGCTATAGAGACGTCGTTGCGTTTGACGAATTCACCAATAGTCGCGGTGGGAACAAATGGTCTGGACACAGCGGTTTAGTAGACATCCTCAAAGATTTCATGAATTCTGGAAGATTCGGTCGTGGTACTGCTGAATTTGCTTCGGATTGTTCTTTGATGTTCATGGGAAATATTGATTGCGATAGAGACAAGAGGGCTGTTTCGGTAAGATATCGGAGTCTTTTCTCACCATTTCCACAAATAGTTAGTCAAGATAGGGCATTTATTGATCGTATCCATGGATTCATTCCAGGTTGGCGAATAGGGCCGATTAGAGAATCCAACCTTGCCAAAGGTTTAGGGTTTATGGCTGACTATATGTCTGAAATAATGCACAGAATGAGAGATCGTAATTATGCTAATGTCATATTACAAAATGTGGATTTCGGGAAAATGGGACAAAGAGATCAGAGATCGCTTGTTCGTATAGGGTCTGGTTTACTGAAATTGGTGTTCCCCCACAGAATAGTCGAAACTGTAGAACCTAATGAACTGAAAACCGTTTTGGATATGGCGGTCGATCTGCGACAGAGAGTGTTGGACCAGCTAGCAATAATTTCTCCTGGTGAATTCAAGGGTGTTAAATTGGAGTATAAAGTTAAATGAAAACTAGAGACGGATATAAAATAAAAAAACGTCACGTCTATTTTTATGTTCCCAGAAGTAATACTTGTGGTACAAATAAATATAAAATATACAAAACAAGGTGTAGTTGTTTTTTTGAAGGCGATCAAATTGGCATGACCAATAATATTTTCTTGAGAGGTATAGATACAAAACACACTCTTTTTAGAGACCTAAAAAAAGCGAAACAATTGTGTTTAAGAAGATTGTACAGAGAAAGAGGAAAAATCAACAAGACTATTCGGGAGTTTTCAGAATGAAAAATAAATACCCAGAATGTGAAAAGATGGCGGCAGTCAAAGATAAGTCCCAGACGATTGGTGAGTTTATTCATTGGTTATTTAATGAAAAGGAATGTGTAATAGCACATTACGATCCATATGAAGATGACAGGGGTGGAGATACCCTTGTTCTGGTTCAAAAAAACATTGAAACATGGTTGGCAGAGTTTTTCAAAATAAACCTCGACAAAGTTGAAAAAGAGAAGCGTCAAATGCTCAAGGAGATAAGGGGTCGTGATGCAGCTAAAAACAAATGAAGAAATAGATGTGTCATGTACGTGGGGAGATGGTCCGGATGTATGTGTCAACATATATTATGATCACAAGAAACTTGACCGTTGGACTAAAGGATTTTTCCCTATGGACTTTACTGGGGACGAAGCAATTGAAATTGGTCACAAGTTGATACAGGCGGGCGAGCAAGCGAAGGAATTGGATCGTTGTTATGAGGATTATATGAAAAGTGAGAGAAAAAATGAAAATTCAGAATAGTGAGACAGTGATAATTGTCACTGGATTAAGCTGGAAACATGTGAAATAAGGAGAATACAAATGAGTAGTTTTGTGACTGAGCCAAGAGTCGAATTGATAGGAAAACCAATAATCGAAATCGATGGGGTAATGAGATTCCTCAACGAACACGATTATGATTGGTCAGAATTTACCGATAAGCTTGAGTCAATGATTAGTCTTGGTGACGACGATGGTGAATGGCTTGTTGAATTCGCAGGTCGTATGTGTTATCAAAGTTGGCCCAAATGTGGTGAAAAATCAAAAGGTAGAAAACACGAAGATCACGTCAAACATTTGATTGAAGTTGGACATGGAGCGGCAATTGAACATTCCACGTATACTTTTGCTATTTGGGATGTTTCTCGCAGTTTAACTCATGAATTGGTCCGTCATCGAATTGCATCGTATTCACAGTTGAGTCAACGATATGTTGATTCATCCAGTGTCAGATTTATTGTCCCACCAGCTATGCAGGAATTGGAAAAAATCGATCCCGATGCTTACAGAGCATGGATTGAACATTGTGAACGATCAAGGCAATTATACGAGGAATTGACGGCTAAGCTGTCTGATATGTACGGGGATACTGAGAGTAAACTTGAACGTAGGAAGAAGGCTCGTCAAGCTGCACGTTCTGTGTTGCCAAATGCTACCGAAACTAAGATTATCGTAACAATGAATGCTAGAGCGGTGCGACATCTAATTGAGTTACGAGCCAATCCCGCAGCGGATGTTGAAATCAGAAAGTTGGCCGTCAAGATATGCCGTATTCTACAAGATAAAGCTCCGCTGTTTGCGCATGGTCTTGGTATTGTAAAATTGCAAGACGGAACAGAGGGGGTTGAGTCTAAATACAAAAGAGTGTAGTATGACGACATTTTGCGCCAACAATCTAGGAAAGATTAAACAGCAGCCCTTTCAATGTTCTGTGTGTGAGCAGACATTTACTGTTGAAGCCAACCTTGATTTTGGTGCTGAAGAATGTCCAAAGTGTGAAAAGAATCTTCGCACCCTTGTTTGTAGATTTATCAGGCTGGTTATAACTGGAAATCCTGATGGAATGTCTTTGAATGATATTTTGTGTATTCTTGGGAGGGATGAAGTTAAACGGAGAATTATGTCATATAAGATTTACAATTAGAAAATTACAAAGTAAAATCAAAGATTTGTGAAACAAAAATTGGAGTTGGACGTATAATGAGGTGGAAAGATGCCTATGCTTGAACTGGCCTTAGATGAATTCGAAACATATATCCGCACGGAGCTTGGTTTATCCAAGGAGACGCTTTCGGCGTATCTCAGAGATGCAAGAGAATTTCTTGATTTTATCGGGATACAAAAATTGACCGCCAAGTTAATAGAAGAATTCGTTAGTCATCTGCGCGGGCGGGGACTTAAGCAAACGACAATCCGGCGAAAATACATGTCTGTTAGATGTTTGTGCCATCACCTCATCAGCCGTGGTGGTCTAGATCCGAATATTCTCGGTATGGTTGATTCAGTTCGTATAAACAGGAGAACGCCAGATGCATTGGAACATGAAGCTGTGGATGCCCTTGTGGCTGCTGTGGAAAAACGTGCACCCGTATACAGAGCAACTAACGTTCGCAGGGATGTCGCTATTGTATTGACGCTATATCACAGCGGACTTCGAGTGTCCGAATTATGTAATATGAATTTGACTGATGTGAACCCAACCCGAAGAGAAATAAGGGTGAGAGGAAAAGGTAGTCGCGATCGAATAGTCCCAACCACACATAGGTGTATAAAAGTAATTAGCGATTATTTGGACTTAGATCGTAATTCTGATACGGATGCGGTATTTGTTAAGTCTGATGGTCAACGAATAACTCGCCGTGCTATTAGTGATATGTTGATGTCCCTTTCTCGTCGAGCAGGTGTAAAACACACCACAGCCCATATGTTACGAAGAACTTGTGCCACATCCCTCATGAATAGTGGTGTAGATTTGGAACTTGTACAGACAATGCTCGGCCATAGACACTTATCAACAACGCAAGCATATTTGGCTGTTAGCTATAATCGACTTGTGGATGTTCATAGGCGATGTCATCCTTTTGGAGAAGAGTATGAAGTCTAGTCGGAAGAAACGCAAAAATCACTGTGAACACGATGACGATTGTGAAGTTGTGACAGGACCTAATGCTCCACTTCAATTCGACGAAATAGTAGAAGATTTTCTTACTAAAACACGTCGTCTGTTATTGGTGGGAGAAATAGATGAAATAGCATCAGCACATATCTGTAGTTATTTACAAGTTTTTTCTCTTAAAAAAGACCCTGTCTATATGTACATAAATAGTCCTGGGGGATGTTTAGCTTCTGGATATGCTATTGTCGATCAAATGTTGGCCTGTGATTGTCCTATTTACACAATTATTCGTGGACAAGCACATTCTATGGGCGCTATAATAGCTGCGTTTGGCCAAAGTGGACATAGGTATTCAACGCCAAATTCATCTATCATGTTGCATTCAATTGTTGTTCAGAATGCATCCGGTCATATAGAAAAACATGCCGTAATGCTGGATTATATTCGAAAAAATTATTCCGAAAAGATTGTAGACCTTGCTAGAAGAATGAAATTGACCACGAAACAATTAGCCGATACAATGAATGATACTATATGGATGTCACCTAAACAAGCAGTGAAAATAGGTTTAATAGATGGGATTTGGACTCCACGTATGGAACGATCAATTAATAAGGGATTCAGCCAATGATGAAGAAGAAGCGCCGTATTACTAAAACATATTTTGATTTTGCGTGTTGCCAATATGCACCATTAATACATAAGTTATCGTTTACGATTGGAATCGATGCGACACAAGCTGAAGAACTCAGGGTTCGCGCGAAAGAAGAATTGTTGAAATGTATGATTTGTTATGATCGAAGAGGGTCTTTCATGACCTTTTTATATTGTCGATTAGTTGGAATTTTCAAACACATAAGAGACGCAGAATACAGGGCCAGACGAGTTAAAACTATATCCGTGGATTCTATAATCAACATAGCTCAACCTGATTGCGATATGGATTTTAACATGATGGTACAAGAGTGTCTAGAATGTCTAAATGACGAAGAGCGTGACGTTATCATGGAATTATTTTTTAGCGAAAAAACTATAAGAGAAATATCCGATGATTGTGGGTCGGTCGTTTCAACTATTTATCGAATAAAAACAGATGCAATAAATAAAATGAGGCAAAAATGTGGAGCATAAAAGGAATAAACTATGGCAAATGAAAAGGGCCGCAATAAAAGTAAACGAGAACGAAAGAAAATTGAACGACTGAAACTTTTGCTTGGTATAGACCTTTGTGCATGTGGTGGTGGACATCGGTTACGGTGCCATGGTCCGTGTAGAAAATGTCACACAAATTCCGATACCGGCAATGTCGAGTGTGGAGAAATGTATCAAATTGATCACTCGGTTGTAAAGCAGGGCGGTACACGCCGTCCTAAACGAGACTGGAAATATGGTCATCAAAAGGAGGGAAAAGAAAACATACTAGTCAAAAGCCAACGTCGTAATAAAATTGAAAGAGATAGGTCTGAGTAGTTGATCTTGGGTGTATAAACATCTACTGATCAATTGATTTGAAAAACAGAAAGGTAAAAAAATGAAGAATCGATGTATTATTTTTATTCTGTTGGCATTTATGGTTATGCCAATTACTGGTTGTACTACTTTTGGAGATAATGGGGGTTGGCAGGATAATGTCGTACAATTGAAGGATGACATCTTCATGTTTTCCAAGTTGGCCACACGGATTGCTCTAACGGAAGCTCAGATGCCATCAGAGGATGTGGAACTAATTGAGGGATATTTAGTAGCTCTAGGAGACCTGCTTTCCGTACCTGGTCAGCCAAACTTTACAGGCGCTAGGGCACTTGTTAGTATAAAGCTTCCGCAGAAATATCAAGTCTATGGTTTAACCATCATTGATGTACTGGAAAGATATTTACAAACTGCAAATCTAAATATTACTGATGATCAGGAGGATATTATTGCGATTATCTCATCCGGCATCGATGGCGCACTCGTAGCTGTGCGAGAATTTATGGAATAAATGTTATTTTGTATGGGGCGGCTCAATTTGAGCCGTCCCATTCCTTGTATTTGTGGGGTTGGATATGACTCAGTCGATAATAGGAATATGCACTATATTGCTTTGTTTACTATCTGCGGGTACTGACTGTATAATCAGTGAAGAAAAGTCTAATGTCGTATCACCAGTAATTGATAAACCAGTAATTGATAAAATTGAACTTAAACAGAAAGAGATGCGAGACACAATAGTGCTCGTAAAGACACGTCGTGGAAGTGGTTCTGGAACCATTATAGATCGCATAGATATCGACATTGAAAACATATTCGAATATCGTATACTAACTAATGCACATGTAGTTCATTCAAGATTCTTTAGATATTTACGAGGTGTTAATTCTTTAACAGGAAAAATAAAAACCGAAGTTGTTGACACTGGTTGTGAAATTATTACATTTGATCATAAAAACCAAAAATGGAACAGCTATGTTGTAGATATTGTCTCAGAAGATGTAGCACTTGACTTGGCAATTTTATCTTTTGTGTCAAATAAGGAATTAAACGTAGCAAAAATAGCTAACGATGACATGTTAAAACAAATTCGTGTTTTTGATGAAGTTTTTGCTATTGGTTGTCAGCTTGGACAGGCTCCAAGTCCAACAACTGGTATTGTATCACGAATTCTGACGGGAACTCACAATAAACAGAAATGGATAGTTTATGGAAGTACTACACAAATTGTTCCAGGTTCTAGCGGTGGTGGACTATTTAAGGAATATGATGATCATTATTATTTGATAGGTATTCCATATCTCGCTGCCATAACTAATAGTGGTCAATTTGTATCGCATTTATCATCAGCCATTTCTGTTGTAACAGCAAAAAACTTTATTGATGAAAACTCGGTGTGCAATGACTAAGCCGTCATTACTGGAGACAATTTTGCGACATATGCGACCTTCCAAAATTGTTATGCCAAGTTTTTACTGGAGATACACATTCCTTGAATTTCCCGAATTACAAACTGCGAAAGGTATTTATCAAAGAAACGGTCAATCAGTATGGGAACATACCATGAATGTAATAGATCGTTTATCCGACAAAACAGATATAGCATTGCTTGCCGGATTATTTCACGATCTTGGAAAATGTAAGATACCTCCAATGGATGATCCATCTTTACCTAGATTCCCTGGCCACCCAATAGCGTCTGCGAATATTGCGGAAAATACTTTGGCTTTATGGGGAGGGCGTGATTATCTAATAGATAGGGTTTCTAGAATAGTTTCAACCCACATGTATGACATAAGCAACGCGACAAGAGAAAAGACTATCCGTAAGTTCGTTGCAGATGTGGGGCAGGACAATATAGAGAATTGGTTCGATGTACGAATTGCAGATTCTTCATCATATTCGTTTTATTCGAACCAAAAACAACGAAAACACCGTTCCGCAAAAGAAAGTTACTATAGTAGATACATAGAACCATTTCATAAAGTTGTTATGTCTTATTTGGAAAAACAACCAAAAACCGATCAGCCTAAATTTACTTGCCCGGTTACGGGAATGCAGATAGAAGGGGGAGATGATTAGTGAGTGTTGATAAGTACTCACCACAGGGATTTGCTCTCAAGATTTTTCAGGATAGATACGCTATCCACGCAAAAGAAACATTTGAACAGGCTTGCGAACGAGTTTCCAGGACGATTGCAGATGCTGAAATGGGAACCAAACGAGATGAGTATTTTACCAGGTTCCTAGATGTTTTGCAGACGAATCGTTTTTCTCCCGGCGGAAGAATCTGGAGAGGTGCAGGACGCCCAAGAGGGCAATTACTTAACTGTTTTTGTATACCAGCAGAGGATTCCAGAGAAGGTTGGGGGGATGTCCTCCGTAATGTTACTATTATATCAGGGACAGGTGGTGGAGTTGGAATTAATTTTTCCAAAATTAGACCACGAGGAACCAAAATCAGAGGTACTGGTGGTGAAGCAACTGGCTCCGTAAGTCTTATGCGAGCCGTTAATGCGGTCTGTAATGAATTGCGTGAGGGTGGAGGTCGTCGCAGCGCTTTATTATACTGCCTAGATTGGAGACATCCTGATTTACTTGAGTTTCTTGAGGCTAAGTTAGACAAAAAAGAATTAACCAATGCTAATATTTCTGTGTTGGTTGACGATGAGTTTTTTAAATTATTAGACAATAAAGGCGATATAGTCTTTAAGTGGCAGGGGGAAGAACGAGGAAAGATATCTTCTCAGGAATTGTGGGATAAAATTATTCAAAATGCGTGGAATGGTGGTGATCCCGGCTTGCTTAACATTGGTCTTATGAGTGAACAGAATACTATATCATATGTTAATGGAGGAGAAATTTCATCTCCTAACCCATGCGCAGAAGCCACCCTAGAAGAATATGGATGTTGTTGCCTAGGCGCTATCAATCTCCACACACATATCGTAGATGGAAAAATGGATTGGGATTTATTAGAAGAAACTGTTGCTATTGGAGTTCGATTTTTAGATGATGTATTGGAGCAAAATAATTATCCACTTCCAATTATCCAACAAACATCACAGAGACATCGTCGCATTGGTCTCGGGATTATGGGTTTACATGATATGTTAATAGAACTCAATCTTAAGTATTCAACCCAGATAGCAAGAGACACCGTTGACAAAATTATGAACTTTATTAAAAAGCAGGCTTATCATGCCAGTATTACTCTAGCAATAGAAAAAGGTCCATTCCAAGCCTTTGATGCATCTAAACACACAAGAACTGGATTTGCTAAGAAACATCTTACTCGCAGGCATCACCGTCTTATCAAAGAATATGGTATTCGCAATTGTGCATTGTTGGCGGCAGCACCAACTGGAACAATTTCATTAGTTGCTGGATGTTCGTCTGGCATAGAACCGCTATTTCAAGCTGTCTACAAAAGACACTTTAACAAACACAAGGATACGCATAATGATAAGAAAAAAAATGGAGCAATGGAAATAATAATTCATCCATTATTGGCGAAGTTTCTTAAGGCCAACAGGTCTACAAAATGTTTTCAAAATGCTCACGATATTTCTCCAGAAGAACATCTGGCAATGCAAGTAGTGTGTCAAAATCATATAGACAATGCAATATCTAAAACGATAAATGTGCCAACAGACTTTGCTGTAGAGCAACTATCTCGTGCTGTTAGAAAATATATCGACAGATTGAAGGGTGTAACTATATATCGGGATGGAAGCAGAAGTAAATCTCCATTAATTCCAATTCCCACCTCAGAGGCTAAACAATATCTGGACAAAATGAAAGAAGAAGCGGCAATTGATGATTGTCCAAGTGGTAAATGTAACATTCCGAAAGGTGGTAAATAGATGGCTAAAGAAAAACCCCAATTAAGCGAACAAATGCAGGAAGTCATTAGATTGATTAGATTACACAATCGTAATGGAAGCTCAGGAGTTCTCAGGGAAGAAGTGGCAGAAGGCCTTGATATTTCTGTTTGGAAAGCCAGAAAACTCATCACCCAAGCGGAAACTATTTTAGCAGGTACTCCAAAAGTTGGCATTGACCCAAGTGATCCACTTTTTCGATCAGAAGTTGCACGACGCATAAAAAAACAAACTACAATAGTGAAGATTGCTGGAGCAATGCATTCGACTGAAGAAGAGGTAAGTGCCGTTATTGACGATATGGAAGAACGCGGATATATAATCCTAAGACGAGGAAATACGGTTCAATTAGGTAAATCGGTAGAACATTCACCTACGGGTATTGTTTTTGAAAATCATTTTCACGACAAACCAATTTCATTCGGTGTTGTTGCTGACATGCATTTGTGTAGCAAAGCGGAACGATTAGATGTGCTTAATGCGGCGTATGACGAATTTGCCCGAAGAGGGATTAATACAGTTCTATGCCCTGGAAATTATATAGATGGAGAATGTAGATTCAACACACATGAACTTCTAGCGCATGGCATAGCTGATCAATGTCAGTATGCTATTGACCATTGGCCGTCAAGACCTGGTATTAAAACCTATTTCGTGGATGGCGATGACCATGAAGGTTGGTTCCAGCAAAGAGAAGGTATTGAGTTCGGTCGCTATCTAATGCTCGAAGCCCAGGCTCAGGGTCGAGATGATCTTGTATACATGGGTTATATGGAAGCGGATTTTGAATTAAAAGCACCTAATGGAAGTGCCGTAATCAAAGTTATTCACGCTGGTGGGGGTTCGTCCTATGCATATAGTTATGCTTCGCAAAAATTAGCAGAGAGTTTTCAAGGAGGTGAGAAGCCAGCCGTTTGCATTATTGGTCATTATCACAAAATGGAATATTGTGTAAGTTTAGATTCTGAAATCCTTACTAAGAATGGATGGAAAAAACACAATGAACTTACCCTGAAAGAAGAAATATTAGGATATAATTTAGAGACCGGGTTGTCAGAATGGACTACGCTGGATAGTATAAATGTCTTTCCTGAAAAACAATTAAACTATTATAGCAATGCAAAATTTGCGGTTAATTGTACGCCAGATCATAAGTGGGTCTGGGAACAAGATGGGGAAAGATTTCTAGCTTCTATGTCTGAAGTACATCCCAAATGGGACAATAATCGTCCTATGCTGATTCAAACAGCCAGGGCTCCTGATGGACCGGGTTTGCCTCAATTAAAATATCAAGATTTACTAGAGAAAGAAACATTGGTTCAGCAAGTTATAAAAATGACTTCTGCCGAAAGACAAGCATTCCTGGTTGGCCTCATGGTAGGAGAAGGATCAAGAGCAAACAGTACAATATCTTTTGCTCAAAATGGCGGACCAGTGAATGACGCTTTTACTTTAGCTGCTTTTCTAGAAGGATGGGCTATGGGGAAGCCATATATAATACAAGATTCACAAACATTACGTACAGGTATTTTTCAAAAGCCGCATAGAGATCATCGTATTAGAGATGCTTTGGTAAAAACTACTACTGAGACAGTTTGGTGCCCAACTACTGGTTTGGGTACGTGGGTTATGAGACAAAATGGCCAAATAACTATTACAGGTAATTGTTTCCCAAGGAACGTTCACTGTTTACAAGCCGGGACAATGCAGGATCAAACTAGATTTATGAGGAAAAGAAAACTTGCTGCTCACGTTGGTTTTTGCATAGTTACATTACAACAGGATATAGGAGGAAGTGTTACCAGATTCTCTCCAGAATTTTTTCCATTCTGGGATCGAGGATACTATTTGAAGAGAGATGGAATTACTGAAAGACTCCAGAACGGAGAATAGGTTTGGGTACATTTATTAATATTGCTGGACAACGGTTTGGTAGATTAACTGTTTCATGTATAGCTGACCGAGATAAATGGAAAAATATCAGATGGTCATGTATTTGTGATTGTGGTCATAAAACTATTGTTTTAGGAGGCGCTCTTCGGCAAGGAAGAATCAATAATTGCGGTTGTTCAAAAATACGACATGGACATAGCAAGCAAGGTAATATGACACAAATATATATCGCGTGGATGGCTATGAAACAAAGATGTGTTAATCTAAACAACCCAGAATACAAAAACTATGGAGCAAGAAATATAACTATATGTTTTCGCTGGAAAGTATTTGAAAATTTCCTTGCAGATATGGGGGAACCTCCGACAGAAAATCATTCTTTAGATAGAATAAACAATGATGGTAATTATTGTCCAGAAAACTGCCGTTGGGCAACTAAAACAGAACAAGCAAGAAACATGAGAGTCAATCATCTGATAACCTATCGAGGCAAAACACAATGTCTGCCAATTTGGGCTGAACAATTTGGCATAAGTGAAAATGCTTTGCGGACCAGACTCCGTGTATTAGGTTGGTCCATAGAAAAAGCTTTGACGACACCAATAAAAAGATACAAGAAAAGGAAAATCAATGGCTAAACTTGAAATGACATATGCCTGGAGTAATTCCAGAGTTAAGACACTGCGTGAATGTTCATGGAAATATTATTTGACTTATATACAGTCTTGGGAAGGATGGCTTACCTCTGCGCCTCAGGAGAAGAGACAAGCTTATATGCTTAAACAAATGACCAATCTCCCCATATGGATCGGTTCTATTGTTCACGATGTAATAGAAGAAATTATTACCATAGGTCGTACAACTGAAGAATGGAGAACGTTAGAACAAGCCCAACACGACGGTATCCAGGCGCTGAGAAAGGGCTGGAAACAATCCAAAGATAAAAGATGGCAAGGTAGTCCAAAGAGAAACATAAATCTCGCAGAACATTTTTATCAGAAAGAGATAGAACCTGATAAATTAGCTTCATATAAACAAAAGGTTCTCAGATCACTGAAAGCATTCTATGATATGCCCTTATTCAAAATATTACAGGGTCTCAAAAAAGAGGACTGGCTTACTCTCGAAGATTTCCAGAAGTTCCAAATGGATACGGGGGAAGAAGTTACGGTAAAGATTGACTGTGGCTTCCGGTATCGGGGAAAGGTGTATCTTCTGGACTGGAAGACTGGAATGGTTAATGACAGTGTGATAGACCAACTAGTAACCTATTCTATGTATGCATTGAAGCAAGGATGGGTAAAGAAGCCCGAAGATATTATCATCATCCCAGTATATTTAGCGGCGTATGCAGAACTTGGAGAACAAGCTACTCCACATCTCAATGTTACCATGCAACACATGAAAAGACAAGCGGGTATAATTCGCAGTGAATACCCTCTGCTGAAGGAAGCTTTTGACAATAAAGATGATCCATCTAAATTTGAGCGGACAGATAACGAAAGAGCTTGTGTAAAATGTCATTTTAGAGATATGTGTTCCGGTGCGAAAATGGAGATATCAGATGGAGCAACACCTTTCTAAAAAATATGAAATATTAATGATTGATCCACCTTGGCCTAAGAAAAAGGGTGGTATAAGAAAAATAGCCCCTAATCAAACACGAATGTTGGATTATCCTACTTTATCTATTAAAAAAATTGCAATTTTATTGGATGATCATATATTACCGTTGGCTTCTGAACAACATACTGTCTTTCTTTGGACTATTGATCAATTTTTACACGAATCTGAACAAATTATGGAGCAACGTGGTTACAAAAGACATGCTCGAATTATTTGGGATAAAGGAAATGGTGTAGCTCCTGCGTTTACAATTCGTTATACACATGAATACTTATTGTGGTATTACAAACCAAAAATGTTGCGCATATGTAGAGATGCTAGGGGGAAATTAACTACAGTTATACAATCACCAAATCGACAGCATTCTCGTAAACCAGACAAAGCGTATGATTATATTAATTTCCTTTATCCAGATGCCAGTAAAATAGATATTTTTAGTAGAGAAAAAAGAACTGGATGGGATCAATGGGGAAGTGAATGTGGTAAGTTTGATAGACCAACATTATGTTAGAAGCAACCCTGTATTTTGATGGTGGAATCCGCCAAGATATTATGGCTTATGGTTGGCTGTTAGTAGACAAAACCATAGTTGACTTGCGAAATTGTCTTTCGAATGACAACAAGGATGTAATCGCATCTGGCAATAAAACATGTGGGGAAGGAACATCAAACATAGCAGAATATCGTGCATTAATCGCCGGACTAAGAGGAAGTCTTAAGTGTGGAGTAGATGTTATCCACATCATAGGAGATAGTCAGCTTATCATTAAACAGGTGACTGGAGTATTCAAAGTAAAGAAACCGGAACTAAAGACCCATCGTGATTACGTTCTTGAACTTTTAAATCATTTTGAAGATTTCACAATCAAGTGGGTGCCACGGGTAGAGAACAAAAGAGCAGATGCTCTAGTTAACGCAGTATTCGAAAGGAAAAATGAAAAATGTTCTCCAAAAAAGAAAAATCAAGGCCGCAAAGATTTGCGAAAACGATCCTAGCTCTACTATTTTGTGTCTTGCCGGGATGCGTAGCACCAGATGCCGTCAAAACTGAGATTCAGGGTATCCGCAACGACATGGGTAGTCTTGAAAAAATTGTTGATCAGAAAGCTGACAGCACCGTGGTTGCTGAGCAAGTAGGTGAAATCAATAACAAGATAGAGCAGACAGCACAGATTGCTGAAGAATTGTCTCTGTGGAGAAAAGACGTACAAGCCGAAACCATAAATTACAGTGGAGCTGGATGGGTAGTGGTTGGCACTGGCATTATGGCTTTAATTTTCGTTGGTGCGGGTTTGTTGCTTATTCGAGCATTTATGAAAAGAGGTAGTCTACTGACTCTTATAACTTGTGCGATTCAGAAGGTTGGTAAGCATTCACCGGATACTGTAAAAGCTATTAAGAAACAATTAAAAATTGAAACTTTAAATGGAGGCCCATTTACAGAACAGGATCGAAAAAATCTCGGTAATTTTGCCAAGAAAAAAGGAACTTTTTCGGAACAAGAATAGGGTTTTGAGGTATAATAGGATGGGAGTAAGTAGTGCCTACGTACGAATATGAATGCGAAGCTTGTGGTTATGAATTCGAAGCGTTTCACAGTATGTCAGCGAAGCCGCTTGTAGATTGTCCTGAGTGCTGTGAGCCTAAGTTGGTTAAACTGATCAGTCCAGGAGCAGCAATAATCATAAGGGGTACCGAAACGCCATGCCATGGCGGCAGGGGACGCAAGACACAAAAGAAACAGCAGAAGAAACCTTGCGACAATGATCGATTGGGCGAAGGTAAAAACAAAAGTAAAAAACCATTCTGGAGAGAAGGCCCACTAAACAAAGATGTACTAAAAAATCCAACGAAGTACATTGAGGAAGGGAAGATAGATTGATGGACAAATCAGAAATTAGAACTAATCGAGTAAACGCCGACGATAAACCCCTCAAAGGCTTGGTGAATAAAGGCTATAAAACGTTTAAGTGTACTGGTTGTAATAAACCTTTGTTAGCACTTCAACTGACGGCTATAGAAGGGGAGAGTGTAGTCGAAGTTTTAACACGAATAGCCGTCTTATGTTGTGCATGTAAAAGTTTTTCATGTGTACAACAGATTTCTGGACAATTTCATCCAGGCGCACCAAATGACCAAATGGCATTCGACGTTTTAGATGATGATACCGGTGCTCCAGAAGCTGATGTTCTTTTTAAGGCGTGGAGTAAATGAAAGTAGTTGTTGTAGATATTCATGGGACACCTCGTGAAATAGATGGAAATGCCAAGGTAGATTTCGATATTTTGGCGAGATGGTCTGGCAATAGATATCTCGTTCTTGCTTCTGTTGAAGGAGATTTATTTGATCCGCTTGACACAAAAGCAGGCATAAACAAGCTAGATCGAGAACGTGGTGGAAAAGTTTGGGAACTAAGGACATGTAGCCAGGAGTGTTATGAACAGTATACTGTTTTCTTGCGAAGCAAAAACAGAACACCATACCTCGTGGCACAACGGAGATTTAGAAATGACTTTCGATGAATTCAAATTAGATTTTCTTAATTTTTTGGATGGTTCGAATGTGAATCTTGGTCGTAGAGGGACAAAGACGAGGAGCGCATTTCTCGACAAGGTATTAGAAAAGTTTGAGACTTTTAGCGAATCTTGTAATAATGTCAATGTTGATAAGAATAAGACAAAGAAAAAAGATAAGAATCCCATGAGTGGTAGCGTTAAGTGTATTAAACCGGAAGACCCAAGAAAAGCACTTGATATAGGTAAAGGTGTTCATGCTATGACATCTAGTGAATCAATGCGGGCCGATGAACAACTAGATCGCTCTCCTTTTAGTGGTAAAAACGATGAGGATAAAGAAAATGAGTAAAGATGGAAATGACTCAAATTTAGCATTCGGAGTTACATCGACAACACCAGAAGTAAGATTTATCGCTTCATTATCTGATGGTAGAACTGTTATTCAGGATGATCGTCCAGGTAAAGAACATGCTTGGATTAGATTGTCTAAATGGATAAAAGCTAATTCAAATATATCAATTTCAAACTTACGGCTTCAAGGTTTAAAAGGTAAGGATATCAAGATGCCACCCAATCAAAAGGGATACTTTTTAGGGAAAAAACAAAATGCAACCTGGGGTGGTTCTCAGAGTAATTATCTAGGTATTGGATATTATGATGGACAAATAGTTAATGTTGTTTGGCATCGTCAGCCTAAATTCGATCATTCTTTTACTGAGAATAGAACTGTGGCTAATGCTGGTTTCTTTTTGATTAAAAATTCCTGATGGCAATAAGACACCAATTACAAAATGAAAAGCATCCTTATCTATCCCCAACTACGCCGGGATTATATATTACATTCCGCGCTTATATTATCGAACTCATTTGTTTGAATGTCAATAAAAAAATCGGTCCGCGATTTTGGTCTGATAAAAAATATTGGGGGCCAAAATTTCGAAGAGAAGTTAAAGGTGTAGACAATGTTCTCAAACAATTATTTCATTTTGTATCTAAAGTCGAAACCATAGATGCTTTCACCCAAACAGCTTTTGTGCAAATCATAAGAGAACACAATATCAAATCTCTGACATATAAGACTACTGTGAAAAGAGCGGTTAATAGTATTCGTCAAAGAAAAGTTGATCTAGAAAAACAAAGAGTTGAATTTCGAGCAAAATCACCTCAGAAAGAAATAGATGCCAAGAAAAACTCGACTTTTATTGATACTGGAGAAAAGGGTGTATTAGCAAAGATAAGAGAGACAGAGAATGGCTAAGAAAAAATCAAAGATTGAAAATGAATCACTGGATGTATTTCTTACGCGGATACACGGTGAAGGTATTATTGCCACAGCAGATAAAGCTTTACCTCCTAGAAAGAGAGATGTTCTTAATACCCCACTATCTTTAGACATTGCTTTGAGTGGCGGTATTCCAGATGGTACGATTTGTTTAATCACAGGAAAACCAAAGTCGGGGAAAACCACGCTGTGTCTAGAATTACTGAGAAATGCACAGATTCTTAATCGTCCGACATTCTATATTAATATTGAAAAAAGATGTACTCCATCCTTATTATCAACGATTCAAGGGCTTGATCCGTCAAAACTTCAAGTCATCCCACACCAAATAGATAAACCACTAACGGCTGAGGATTATCTCAACATTATAGAACGTATTGCTAAGACACAGAAAAAAGCCGTTGTTGTAATAGATAGTATTGCCGCACTATCTACCATGACAGAGCAAGAAGAACAAATTGGATCAAACAAAGATATGGCTGGACCTGCAAAGTTGTTGTCAGCGTTTTTTAGAAGAGCACAACAAGTCGTAGATTCAAATGATGTTATTCTCATTTTCATTTCACAAATGATGACAAGCAGAGAACCTCGTGGTCCAAAATGGATGGAAAAGGGTGGAATAGCTATTCAATATGCATGTTCTGTTTGGCTTAAAGTTACCTGGATACAGCAATGGGAAAGAAATGCAGAAACCAATGCTCCAGATGGTCACGATATGCACATAACAGTACAGTCATCCGCCCTAGGACGGCCACTTTTGCCTTGTATTCTACCTCTTCGATATGGTGTTGGAATTGATGTTGTAAAAGATATTGTAATGACAGCAGAGAACCTTGGATTGATCGAAAAAGCTGGCGCCTGGTATTCAATTCCCATGTTTGCTGGCGATGGTGATCCTCCTAAGTTTCAAGGACTTGCAAGATTATCCAACTTTCTAAAGGATAATCCAGATAAGTTAAAACGACTGGAGACTGAAGTAAGAGATATTGTATTACCAAAGGAGACAGATAATGCTAAGGACTAGAATCAACTGGGATGATTATTTTATGGTACAAGCCCTTTGGGCTAAAGTACGTAGTCCAGATAGTAGTACGCAATGTGGCTGCGTTTTGGTAGATAAACGTGGTAGGCCGATTGGTCAGGGTTATAATGGATACCCGAGAAACATCGACGACAGTAAAATGCCTCAAACACGGCCAGAAAAATATCCTTCCATTTTACATTCGGAAGAAAACGCTATATCCAATTCTGTTGGAGACCTGGAAGGAGCTACTGTTTACGTTACAGGACCACCATGTATTCATTGTTGGGCTCATATTATTCAAAAGGGAATCAAACGAGTTGTGTATGGACCAATTACAACATCATCTAAGGGATTGTATTCTGATGCGCAATTAGATAATCCAAACCAGGTTGTCGCAGACATGCTGGAGAATCAAGACATAGAAGTGGTTAGATGGATACCCAATAATTATGAACTGATCAAAGAAGAACTCGAACTGATTCGACGATTGGTAATGGGGGCATTGGGCGAAATAGATGTCGGTATTAATTAATTTGATTGGTAAAAGATTTGGACGACTTGTTGTAATTAAACGTATTATTAACAACAATGGGAAAAATGCCAAATGGTTATGTATTTGTGATTGTGGCAATGAGACATCTGTTTTGAGTAGTCATCTTATAAGGAATAATATTAAAAGTTGTGGGTGCCTACAAAGAGAAATGACATCTGTTAAAAATACTAAACATGGTCATCTTAAAAATGGAAGAGTATCTACAATTTATAGATCATGGACAAATATGAAAACAAGATGTGTAAATAGAAAATATAATGAATATGAGAGTTATGGCGGTAGAGGGATTACCGTCTGTAAACGATGGTTAAAGTTCAAAAATTTTAACTACGATATGGGTAAGAGATGGAAACCTGGATTACAAATAGATAGAATCAATAATGATAAAGGATACTGCAAAGAAAATTGCCGTTGGGTTACTTCCAAAATAAATAATAGGAATAAGCGCAAGAATCTTTATAAAACACACAGAGGGAAAACCAAGCTTGTAATAGAATGGGCAAAAGAACATGATATTCCTTATAAGACTTTATGGGCGAGATTGTATCGATATGGTTGGTCAACAGAAAAAGCACTAACTACTCCTTGAAAAAGAATAAATAGATAATATGGAAATTAAATTGCTTAAAGGTGGGATAGCTAAACTACGACTAAAAAATAAACGGCTTAGAAGTAGAGAAAAATCAAAATCACAATTTCAATATGATATAGGACAACAATTGACTGGTCAATATCCACACGATATTATTTTTGAAGAAGTAATAATACCTGGAGATGGATTTATTATTGATTTTTTTATACCATCTATCAATTTAGTGATAGAGTGCCATGGTCTTCAGCATCGACAACATATAAAACATTTTCATAAAACAAAACGAGAATTTCATTGTCAGCAAGATACTGATCAAAAAAAAAAGGGATTGGTGTGAATTGAATGGATTTCGTTTGATCGAGATTTACTATGAGTAACCTAAATCAAGAAGTAATAGAATACAAGAAACAACTTGATCAATGGATTACAGCATTAGGATTACTACAACACCAACCATCTAACATAGAAGTTGAAACTATTATCAAATTAACGCGAGAAAAATTGAGAGAAAGGTCATCCACACAACTATCTGAAGATGCGATTATGTTAGCTCAATACGCTTTGTTTCTACAACAGAAAACCAATGAGTGTAAAACTTTTCTCAAATGGTCTGGTCAAATAGTAAATCGTTTGCTTGGAGATGATCGCCCAAAACTAAATCAGTGGACAAGACAGGCAGAACTTAGGATAGAACTAATAGCCTATCTAACTCGTAGAATCGAATTGATAGGACAGAGTATCAGCGGTCTTGTGAGAGCCCGATATAACGAAGGGAGAAATTAATGAGTCCAATCGAACATATTGCAGAAGGAATAAAAGAAGGTAATTGGGAAACTGTTTGCGAAGGATATGAACGACTTACGGGGGAATCTTTGCCATGTCCAACTACATCTGCGACGAATGAAGCTAAAGAAGCATTGGGCAAAATTGCGAATATAGTATCAAATGTTCTTTGTGAACCAATCCTAAAACAGATATTGTCAAAAAATAAGAAAAAATCTGGTCGACCCAAAGGAAGTGGGAAAAAGACAAAGAAAACACCTGACAAAGATAATTCTTCCATCAATTTAGACGACAAGAAAAAAACAATAGTTAAGAAAGAAATCGGTGGGACCAGATTGATTACCAATAATCCTGATCCAGAAGAGGTTATCAAGAATAAGGAAAAATCCATAAGAGCAAACATAAATAAGGTTAAACTTGAGCGACAACCTACAAAAACCTTTCAAGCTGAATGTAACGAATGTGAGCAATCTTTTGAATCAAACAGACCGGATGGGGAATTAGGACAAAAATGTCCTAAGTGTCTTAAGAAAAGAAGATAGGTTTATCTAATGGGCAATAAACCCAATGCATTACTTCAAGATTCAGGTATGGAACGGGCAATTCTTGCCGGGATTACCACCTATGGTACCGATTGTTTCTTTGAAGTTGAAGATATAATTGGTGTTGCAGATTTTTATTGGACATACAATCAAGAATTATTCAAAATTCTCTCCCACCTAGTTCATAAAGAAGATGTCAAAACTTTTGATACACCTAGTATTCAAGCAACAGCGAAGATTCTTGGACATAATGATTTCACAAGTGGAGGCAAGCATTCGGAATATCTTGATGCAATTATGGACGAAACTGGTTCATCAAAAGATAACGTTCGATCATTAGTCGTTGCAGTGTATAAACTCTCATTAGCTCGACGTGGATATCTAGCCGCAACTAGAATCCAGAATAATCTCAAAAAGATTACTGGTGCAGAAGAAGTGGACAATATTATAGGACAAATAGAGGAACCGATTTTTGAGTTCACCGGACAAATTATGGATCAGGGTGCGAGCATCGTATCTCTTGGACAAAGATTCGGTGATGTAATGACAACCCTTTCCGAAACACCGCAAGATATAGTTGGTTTGCCAACAGGATTTCCTGCGTGGGACGAAGCTATAGGGGGAGGATTACGACCAGCTACGGTTAACATAATAGGCGCAAGACCCAAGATTGGCAAGAGCTTCATTTGTATCAACATAGCAAGAAATATGGCTGAGAATGGAATACCCGTGTTGTATCTCGACACAGAACTTACGAGTGATATCCAGTTGCACCGGCTATCATCTTTGGTGTCTGGCGTAGACCTGAATCATGTTGAGACTGGCCAATTTAAGCATAATCAGCAAGAATCAGAAGCTCTATGGGGTTGTCAAAAACATATTGAAGGTCTACCTATTGATCATTTTTCAGTAGCAGGTTTAGCACCGCATTCTATCATGTCGATTGCAAGACGATGGCTATCAAAGACAGTCGGATTTACAAATAGCGGCGCAGCAAAGCCATGTCTAATTATCTATGATTATTTGAAACTGATGGACGATGGTGGATTCAAAAATAATCTACAAGAATTCCAATTACTTGGTTTTCTGATTACGGCATTACACAATTTTGCTGTCAAGTTCAAACTACCAGTACTGGCAACTGTTCAATTGAATAGAGATGGCGTTGATAAAGAAGGGGCAGAAGTAATTTCTGGATCAGATAGGATTGTGTGGTTGTGTAGCAGCTTTACTATTCTCAAGAAAAAGATTCAGACCGAACTCAACGAAGATAAGCCATCAAACGGTACCAAGAAATTGGTAGTGACAGACACACGATTTGGCGCTGGTATGGAAAGTGGCGAATATATTAACGTGATAAGTAACCTAGAGGTAGGCAAATTCACAGAAGGCAAACCGTTTTCTGTGGCGGCACAATCTGCTCTGGAGAATCAAGCCAATGAGAAGGTTTAGTTCTCAGGATATCACCTTTATTCAGGATCGTGCTTGCGAGCGTATTGCTGAAGTGTTCGATGCTATTGGTTGCGATTACACCGAGAGACATGATTATATACAAGCAGCCTGTCCTGTTCACGAAGGGGATAATCAGAGAGCTATGTTTTGGGCTATCCGCTCTAATCACTGGCAGTGTAAAACGAGAGGGTGTCATCGTGATACTATCACTGGTCCATCCAACAGTGTATTTGGTCTGGTTCGCGGAACCATGAGTCGCAAGACAGAAAAAGAATGGAGCTTTCAACAAGCTGTTAATTTCGTAGCTCAAGCATTGGGATTAGAAAAATGTAACGTCGGTGATACTACGGCTCAGGACGTTGAAATAGCCAAGATTATTAAACAACACAGAAAGAAACAATCTGCCACACAGAGACAAGGAATACCATTATATGAAACAGTTTCAAATCTAAAATCAGATCAAGTTTATTATCCCAACCGAGGTATTTCGCCAGAAATTATTGCTAAGTATCATATATCATTTTGCAACACTAAAGGTAAACAAATGTACAAGCGTGCATTTTTTCCCATTTTGGATATAACGGGAAGATATATTGTTGGATGGTCTGGTAGAAGTATTTATGACAAATGTTCTAAATGCGGCATGCATCATCATCCAGAACGACCATCATGTCCTGATCCCGAATATGGTGGAGTATATACAAAATGGAAACATTCCAAAGACTTTCGTGGAGAATTATGTCTTTATAATATTTGGTACGCCAAGCCTTTTATTAGCAAAACTGGTACAGTTATTTTGTGTGAAGGGCCTGGTGATGCATGGGCATATGAAGCAGCGGGGATACGTAATAGCGTAGCCCTGTTGGGATTGAATCTGTCTCGTCAGCAACGGTTGATGTTACAAAATGCTGGAGCATTAACGGTTATATGTACATTCGATAACGATGAATCTGGTAAGAAAGCCATGCAAAGACTAGAGCGAGATTTGACCCATTACTTTAGAGTATTTTGCGTAACACCCGATACTGTGAAAGATATCGGAGATATGCTTCCAGGTGATATCGCAGAGAAAATTGGTCCTGTTTTGGAACGAGCATCTAGAGCGAAAATGCTTTCGGATGACTATGTGACGGAGAATGTAGATGAAAAATCCAAATTTTGAAATTAAAGATTCTGGCAATAGAGAAGAATTTGCGGGTGGTGCAGTCCGCGACACCGATGATGGAAAACCTAGGTTTGATCTTATTCCACCACTAGCGGAGAAGCGAGTAGCCTTACATTATGGTAGTGGCGCTAAGAAGTATGATGAATGGAATTGGGCTAAGGGAATGCCCTATAGTCGTTTCGTGGCAAGTATGAAAAGACATATTGCAGCATTTGAACGAGGAGAAATAGACGAGGATCATTTAGCAGCAGTAGTATTTAATGCTAATTCTATCATGCATTTTCAAGAATGTGGAAGGAACGAATTAGACGATATAACTCCTCGCATAAAAGAGTGGTATGCCTATAGAGATAGGATGAGCAAAAATGAGGGTGGTTAAATGTAGTGCCAGCGCAATCGGACGATATAATCATTGTTCATTTTCATATTTTCTACACTACATCTTGGGCATGGAATCTAAAGCTGGAAAAGCTGCTCTTCAGGGGAGTATCGTTCACCAAGCCTTTGATTGGATGGCAAAATTGCGGAAACGCGGTAAGACAAACGTAGACCCGATGTGGTTGTTGGATCGTGCTTGGGATGAATTTACTATCAAATCTCCCGAGTTCGGACTTCGTCGCGTGACCACTCGCATAGACAAGGAAACTGGTGGATTCAAAGAAGCAGCAGACTTCAAAAAATGCCGAATTGCCATGGAAGTAGTATTAGCTGATTCTTACGCCAATCCATATAACAATAAGGTCGTCGATTCTGAACGATGGTTTGCTTTGGAAATTCCGGGGGATGAGTGGAAGTGTCTTGACAAAGATGGCAACGAACATCAATTCGCCGTACGTGGTTTCATCGACTTAGTGAATGAAATAGATGACGGAACAATTGAGATCATTGATTGGAAAACAGGAAGTCGCAAAGACTACTACACACAACAGCCCATAGATGAGGCCGCATTGATGAGAGAAATACAACCAAGGCTTTATCATTTGGCAGCATATTTTTTATACCCCGAATATAAAAACATACTTATTACGTTTTACTATACAAATGAGGGTGGTCCAATTACAATAGCTTTATCTCAAGATGATTTAGCAATGACTATAGCTGCTTTATATCGTTTTTTCATAACGATTAGTCATGATACATTGATTCTTAGAAATCGTCAATGGCAATGTCGCATGTGCAATTTTAATAAGAACGACGTGTGTTGCAGAGTATGGAGTGATTTACATACAATGGGTGGTCAATATGTTATAGATCAATACGCCAAACTTAGTTGTAAGGATCAATTGGCGATAGGAAAATCGGAGAAGCAAGATGAGTAAAAAAACGTATATTCCGTTGCACGCGCATAGTTTCTATAGCCTTCTTGACGGGCTTTGTTCGCCCAAGGATATCATAGATAGATGCGTAGAGTTGGGATTACCAGCCTGCGCAATTACAGACCACGGTTCGATTGCCGGTATGAAGGTGTTCTATGACGCAGCCAAGAAGAAAAAGATTAAGCCGATTATAGGATGTGAGATGTACATATGTGAACAAGATCCAACTATTAAAAATAATGACAACAATCGACGGCATCACCTCATAGTGTTGGCAAAAAATGATCAAGGCATCAAGGACTTAATGGCTTTGGTTAGCGAATCTAATCAACCTCACCATTTTTATCGTAAGCCTCGCATTCATCTGGCGGGTATTGCACCATTCGCAAAACGTGGCAATCTTATATTTTTAACCGCTTGTATTGGTGGCGAACTACCAATGTCTTTATTTACTGATTTTAAGGAAGCGGCTATAGCGAGTCAGCATGGAACTCATGTGAAAGCTGTGAGGCAGCATCTGAAGCCAAATTGGAAAGATGTTGGCAAAGCAATTATTCATAAGCATGTGGCAACATTCGGGAAAGGTAACTATTATCTAGAATTGCAAGATGAAGGAATGGATATCCAGACTGTTGTTGTGGAATGCTTGAGGGAACTAAGTAAAGATACCGGAATTCCAACTGTAGCCACCATTGATTCTCATTATGCGAGAAAAGAAGATGCAGAAGATCAGCGACTATTGCTTTATGCCCAACTGCACACAACTAAAGAAGCCCAGGAATACAGAATTGCTAGTGGCCAGGATGTTATGGACTTTTTTGTCTCGGACAATTATCACATTCCTTCTTATGAAGAAATGCGTCAAAAATTCACAGAAGCAGAACTTCAAACAACATTAGACATCGCAAACCAAATACAATATTCATCGTTAGGTCATGATCCATATCTTCCTGTTTTTACCAATGACGAATCAAAGAAACTCGGACTCGATTCAGATGGTTATCTAAGTTATCTATGTATAGAAGGTGCCAAAAAGAAATTAATTCACCTCGACCCATCCCGAAAGAAAATCTACTGGAAGAGATTGCAGAGAGAACTTGTTGTTATCCGCGAAGCTAAATTAGCGGATTATTTTCTGATCGTTTGGGATGCATGTAAATTCGTTGATAAAAACAACGGACCGAGGGGCAAGGGGCGCGGTTCTGGTGCTGGATCACTGATAAACTATCTCACCGGAATTACTGGTATAGACCCCATCGAATATGGTCTATACTTTGAGAGATTCTATAACATGAGTCGTAACATCCCTCCCCACTTTGATGTCGGGCAAATTGACTTTATGTCATGGATGTCTGACAACTTTGAACTGCTACACACAAGAGATGTTGATGAAGAACGTAAGATGGTGGCACAACAATTAGCAAGACGAATAAAGCAATACAACGTTGAATTCACATCGAGCATGAGAACCGAAGTGGAATGGATTGACGAGAAGAATCCTAGAATGTGGATGTATCTGTGGGATATGATTAAGCTTAAACCAGCGAATAATCCATCCAATTCTCATTTGGCGTTTGGGCTAGGCATTACTATAGTATCCCCTGAATTCGACGAAGAGAAGCGTGTCAAGATACACAATGGTCATATTAGTTTGCCAGATATCGACACGGATATTGGTGTAGTTTTTCGTAGCCAAGTAATTGTATACTTAAAGGAGCGATGGGGCGAAGAATACGTTGCTCAAATGATTACCTTTGGTAGACTTCAGGGTAAAGCAGCACTCAAAGAAGTGTTTCGTGCTCACCCAGATACTGTTAAGCATTTGATGAAGGTGAAAGCTCTTAAAGAAGGTAAGGACGCGAATGATATTTGCATGAGTCCACATGATCTATGTAATGATATCACAAAACATATTCCAGATGAAGCAACAATAGCCGACGAATTGAGGCAGGCTAGAGAAGAACAAGGTGATGATTATGGGATTCTACAATGGGCGATACATCATGTAGAACAGGTTCAAACTGCTTATGAATGGTACAAACCATTATTCGACCAAGCCATGAGAATCGAAGGAACCAAAAAATCCCAATCAAAACACGCTGCTGGTGTAGTAATTGCAGATAGACCAATTGAAGAACTTGTGCCATTGGTTTATGATGCCAAGAATAAAGATCGTGTTGTTGGCCTGGAGATGTATAACGCTGAAGACATGGGTGCTGTCAAGTTTGATTTTCTTGGAGTTGTAGCATTAGATAAAATGTGGAAAGCTCAGGATTTAATAAATGGTTGTGACGAGGAAGAAGTATTAGAAGAAGGATTGATCAATGTCATAGATTAATCACGCAATACATAATTTTCATAATGATTGTTTATTAGCACGTTTTGTATATTGTGATTGGAGGAAATAAGATGAGTCGTATATTTTTGGATGTTGGAAGCAACACCGGACAAACAATAGAGTTGTTATTACAGTCACGTTTTAGAATCGATCATATTGTAGGTTTCGAACCTTCTCCGATATGTTGTGATATTCTCAATAGTAAATTTGAATCTAATCACAAAGTAGAAATAGTAGAGGCTGGATTGTGGTTCGAGACATGTGAAATGGATTTACATAATGAAGGATCAGTTGGCGGGACAGTACATGCTGATTATCAAACAACTTGTGACCCAGAGAAACGTATTACCAGATGTAGGTTTATCAAGGCGTCGGATTGGTTCAGAGATTATGTTTCTGAAGATGATGAAGTTTTTTTGAAACTCAATTGCGAGGGTAGTGAGTGTCGTATTGTTACAGACCTTCTTGATTCGGGAGAATATGACAAAGTGAAAGCTACGTTGATAGATTTTGATGTCAGGAAATCTCCTATGGCAAAACCACAAGAAAATGAATTGCGAGAACGATTGAAAATTGCAGGTATTAATAATCTACATATTTATGCTGGCGATTATCGACACATGTTGCTTCCTTCGGTGTTGAGATAAATGGCTAGATTGATCGACTTAACAAATAGTTGGAAAAATCAAGAATAAAAAGGAGACATGTAATGAAACCTAATATATTTATGTATTGGGATAATCCACCTGGAAAAACAGAGCCACCAGCTTATATACAGTTATGTCATGAGACAATTCGTAAACATTGCGAAAATGATTTCGACATACATTTGGTGACAACTAAAAATGTAAAACAATTTCTACCAAATATCTCTTCAAGTTTTTTCCAGATTGCTCAAATCAACAACAAATCCAATTTTTTAAGATACACACTTCTCAAAGAACATGGTGGCATTTGGTTGGATAGTGATCTGATTTTATTCCAAAGTCTACAACCAATGCTCGACTTACTAGAAGATGGAATCGACCTTGTAGCAACTGCCTCTCCTACTCTTCGCTATGGAGAACCCGAATGCGGTTTCTTGCTTTCGGCGAAGCGCGGTGTGGTGATTTCCAAAGCCGTTTCGGTAATTGAGTATGCCATTGATTTGCACCCACCAGGCCATATATTCAAATGGGGTTCACTTGGACCTGGAACAATAAGAGAGGCGGTAAAGGGAAAAAGATATCATCATCTTGATTGTCGTTTGATTAGTCCCATTCCGTCTTGGGAAGCCTTCAGGTTCGGTGGAAAAGAGTCAATCAGCGGATGTTGTATCGAAAACTTATACGGAGTAATGCTTTTTCACGAGATGTTTAAGCAAGACAACAGTCCATTTCTTAAAATGACTCGTCAACAATTGTTAGATAGCCCAACTCTTTTGGGCCAAATGTTCAGAAAGGCGATAGTTTAAGATGTCAGATGAAAGTAAAATGTGTTTCATGACCGTGGCAAATAAGCCGTATCAGAAATATGTACCATGGTTTCTGTATTTTTTGAATCGGGCATATCCAGAAGCCCACAAGTTGATTCTTTTAGATGAAGAAATAACAGATGGTATTAAACCAATGATCTCTTTGTTGTCTGGCAACTTTGAAATCCGTGAATGTGCTTTTCCTGAATACTCAACAACTGACGCTAATACGATCAAATGTCTTAGATGGCTTATATTTGAGCCCGCATTTTTACAATATGATTGTATGTCTATAGGGGATGTGGATATGGCAATTCTTTTTGAATCGCCTTCGTATATGGACCAGCATTTAACTCATTGTAACCAACTTAAAATTCCATACAGTAATTGTATTCGTCCAAAAGGAAGTGGACCACGACGAATGTCTGGTATACATGTGATTAAACCAAAGGAATGGTTTGAAGTAATGAAACCAATAATTGAGAAATACAGACCAATGCTTCTTGCTAGACAAATTCATCTTCTAAAACACGGATTTAACGAACAACTTTTACTTAAGATGATCATAGAATCTGATCTTGGTAAACCACCATTAAATCTGTCAAAGGCTTATTGGTCTTCGCTGGTAACATCTCATCACCATGGTGTACATATCCCATTAGCAGAGTGCCGGGGAATGAAAGGATTACAAATGTCTAAAGGTTATCGTTGTCGTAAAGAAGGAGTGTTAGCAGCTATTGACACACCACTTTTTAGACAATTATCATCACTATCTCCGCATATTGGCGGAATATTTCAGGCGATAGCCAAAGAATACAGAAAAAATTCTTTTTAAAACAAAAGGATAATTAAAATGACTAATGAAACAATCGGATTGTATTATGTTGCACTTGGTACTCAATATGATTACCAATGTGCTCATTCGGTAGCTTTGGTAAGAAGGTATAGTAAAATTCAGGTTAGAGTTATTACCGACTTGACGCAAGACCAAAGATGTGATAAATGGGATGATCTGACGAATGTGTCATTTACAAATGTAGAAGTCAATCGTAATAAAAATCGATATTACAAAATTCGACCAGATTTATTCTCTCCATTTGATATTACATTATTCTGCGACACAGATACTGCTGTTCAATCAGCGGAATTTTTAGGTGGGTTTATAACAGCACAGAACTATGATGTAATGTTCTCAGTCTATGAGCGAATCGAAAGGGATAGACATAGATTACCTATGCCATGGTTATACGGCAAGTTTATGAAGCCTGAAGATTATCCAGCAACGATTTACAAAGAAGGTGTTTTCTTTTTTCGTAAAACAAAAAATACCATAAAGCTATTCAAAACATGGGAGCATTACTGGAGATTACTTGGTTGTGGACGAGATATGCCAGCACTGTTTCCTGCAACAACAATGGCCAAGAACTTAAATCTTGGTATCTTGCCTCCAGGGTGGGATAATAGAAATGGGCACATCATCGTGCACGCATTTGGTAATTACAAGGTAGATGGTTTGCCGATAATTACCAAGTATAAACCAGATGATATGAATCAAGGGAAATGGTCCGAACAAAAGAAGGGGTAACTGAGCTATGGTAAAGTCGCGGTACATCGTAAAAAATGACAAAACAGTTAGTTCTGTTGGGAAACATAGTCTACCAATAAAATCTAGGTGGAGTCGTCCGTATGAGTATGAGTTTGCTATGAGGTGGGCTAAGCCTGGACTTCGTATGGTAGATGCGGCCTCTGGTGGTGGAACACACCCACTCTGTCATCATCTAGCAGATGTAGCACCTGGATTGGTTACTGCTGTCGATCAAGCTGAGTGGTCAACTGGGGAAGTAACGAGTGGGCTTACATATCATCAAGTTTCAATGACAAACATGCCAATAGTAGATGGTTCAATAGATATAGTATTCAGCATTTCAGTCATAGAACATTGCACCAGCGAAGTAATCAGAAGTTTTTTTGCTGAGGCAGCAAGAATTCTAAAAACAGGAGGGTTGTTCATTCTGACACAGAACACTGGTATAATATACCCAGGAAAAACACCGTCTTGGTCAGCACGAGAACTCAATAGGGCTGGATTTGCTTACAACCAATTAACAACAAGTGACGACGTTCCAGACGGCGCAATTACAGAATTCCAACCACCAAGATGGTGTTACCGCTGGGCGTGTGAGAAACTTTAGAAATATAGATGATGGCCAAAAGAAACGACAATACACTAGACTGGTGGAACAAAAGATATTCCATTGCCGATGTTCATAAAATATGGTCTTCCAAGAAGCGCCTACAATTTTACGATATGATCGCTACTGCGATACCGAGAATATCGGCAACAATTCTAGATGTTGGTAGTGGATTCGGCTTTGGACCAGCACATCTAATGAATATTTATAGCGGTTGGGATATTGAAGGTTTAGATTTTAGCACAAAAGCATGTGCCGAAGCTGTAATACAAACATATTGTGTCAATATAATTACGGATAATATTCCTGATAAATATGATTATATTATCTCAGCAGAGACAATGGAACATTTTAGCGATCCAATGACTGTTTTGGCTAAGATGTACAAAGCGGCTACGAAAGCTGTAATACTGACCGTTCCTTATATGGGAGGGATTAGTGAAATACATATCACCTCTTTTGATATACACACTTTTAATAAATATTCGAATGTACAGGTTACACTATCTGATAATAAGCACTTTATGCTTGTAGTAATTCCAAAACTTTTCGAAACAAGCGATAGTGAAACATGAGCAATCGGCAAAAAGATACCGAAATGAATGAACATACTAAAATACAACTTCAACTAGACAGATGTAATCGTTATTTGTTTTTTTCGAAAGGAATTTTACCACCAGAACCAATTTTTGTTGATATTGGATCAAGAACTGGTATTCACGCAATAGCTCTTTATAAAAAGTTCAATAGTAAAATTATTGTTTATGAGGCGAATGAAGAAAATTATCATCTTCTAAATCAAGCAGTATCTGGATTAAAAATTATTACTCATCAGTTAGCAGTAACGGGTCGGGATGGTGAAATTGATTTTTTTGAATTCCCAGGAGGATGTTCTAATAGTATTTACCCAAGACACATACAAGATATAGGATCATCCAGGGCGAATATGAGATTGATACAAAGAGTTAAAGTTAAATCAACCAGCATAGAATCTATCATAAAGGCGAACAACATTCCTCGCATAGATGTGCTTTTTTGTAACTGTGAAGGTGCGGAACTTGGCATAATAGATGAGATTGTGAATAAGCTCAGTTTACGAAACAAAATAAAGCAACTTTGTATTTCTTTTCATGGAGGAAAAATTTATCCACAAAAACAAACAACCGATGCTATAAAAAGAATGTCTGAGTTTTTTTTAATGACTACAGAAACAGGCGATTTTTCCTGTCATCTTTTTATTAACAGAAATTCGGTATCTTTCACCCATTAGTTTTTGTATATAAAAATTTCTGATTTTGTGAAACAATAAATAGACTTGAAGGTATAATAAGATATGATCACATTCGCAAAATGCAAGTGCAAGGTCGAAAAGGGTAGATTTAGTATTAATGATATCCATCTAGATTGTCCTGCTGTATGGCAGCTAATTGCTAGTGGCCATACGGTTGGTGTCTTTCAGCTTGAGAAGAATCTTGGCCAAGATTGGTCCAAAAGGGTTAGACCAGATAGCCTAGAAGAGCTTGCTGCGCTTACTGCTTTACTTCGTCCAGGACCACTTGAATCAAATATGACGCAAGATTATGTGGACATCAAATTCGGACGCAAAAAACAATCATATCTACATCCGGCTTTGAAACCAATTCTTGAACCTACATTCGGATGCCTTGTCTACCAAGAACAGGCTATTCGTATTGCTACTGACATTGCTGGACTCAGTCCTGAAAGTGCAGACGAACTCAGAAAAGCGATTGGTAAGAAAAAGCCGGAACTCATGGCCAAAGTTAAGAGCAAATTTGTCAAAGGCGCTATAGAATATGGTAAGATCGGCCAGGATGTGGCTGAAGAAATATTCGGATGGATTGAAAAATGTCAGAGATACTCATTTAACAAAAGCCACGCAGTAAGTTATGGTATGATTGCATATCAAACTGCATGGTTAAAGTGCCACTTTCCACACGAGTTCTTTGCAAGTTATCTGACCTATTCCCAATATAAAGGCGATCCAAAGGAAGAAATTTACAAACTGGTACAGGATTCTAGATTGTTTGGGGTTGATATTCTGCCTCCAGACATTCGACGTGGCAATATTCATTTTCGGATGACTCAAAAACCACAAAAAAGTATAGCGTTTGGTCTGGCGCACGTTAGGGGTGTTGGAGCATCAGCCATCCAGAAAATCGTCGCAGCGGGCCTTAAAACATCAGGAATGGACCCCCTAGATGAGGCCGTGATGAATCACGGCGGCAGTGCATCTTGTGCCGCAAAAACATCGACTGTTGAATCTATTTCAGATGAAGCAACAGCAACACCATCCTGTCTCAAAACTTGGGCAGATTTTTTAGCAGCGGTTCCAAGCTTTCACAGAAATGTCGGCATTGCCCTAATTAAATCCGGCGCTTGTGATTGCTATAATATGGGACGCAGCGAAATGGTACGAGAACTTGAAGTAGTACTTGGAACTGCGGTTCGTGATTCGACTGGCAAAAAGGTCGAAATCAAAGGATTAACAAGTAAAGAGAGGATCTATTTTTTCGATCATCTACAACAGAGTGAGATGACTACTCAGGAAATTTTAAGACAGATGGCTCAACCTCCGGGGGATAAGACAAAAACTATTGGACAAATGACCAAAGGGGAGTTGGTGTTCGCAGCAAAGGCATATCTAGATCAAGCTGATGCAGCTTTCGACGGCATAATCGATGGGGATGGAAAATTTGTTTACACATCCACAGAAGAGAAAGAAGCTTGGCTTGAAAACATAGGTAGTCGCACTAAGAAAAAAATAGAAGAACTAATGTTGCAGAATGGTTATAAGGATGTAGTGGTCAAACCTCCGTGTTCTAGTGACGCCAGACGCAGAATAATTGCAGCCAAAGCGGAGATGCTTGAAGGATCGCTTAGTGACACGAATACGGCTAAAGCTACCGCAGAGAAACATTTTTTGGGTATCGCGTTATCTTGTTCTCAGGCTGATGATGCAGATGATACTCTTGCTACTCATACGTGTTTGGACGTAGCCAAAGCACCTAATAAAGAAGATATTGTAGTTTGTGCAATTATAGATAGCGTCAAACACACAAAAACCAAGAGAGGAAAAAATCCAGGTCAGCCAATGTGTTTTTTAACTATATCAGATTCTACATATTCGATAGATCACGCCGTTGTGTTTCCAGATGCGTTTGGTAAATTAAAAGCATTTTGTAAAGATGATCTGATTTGTTTGGTTTATGGACAAAAGCAAAAGGGTAGCTTTATAATAAAAGATATTCAAAAATTGATGTGATTTTTGTGAAACAAAAATTCGAGTTGGACGTATAATAAGGTAACCACATCGTGTGGTTTCCGTGGGAACAAAGGGAAAGGTGAATTGAAATGGCAGAACTAGGTGTATTCGGTGTTGGTGTGGCTACGGCAGATTCGGAGCTTAGAACAGTTGGCGAAGATCAGAAGGTGTGTACCGTTAATCTAGCCTTCAATCGAAGTTACAGAAAAAGAGGCGAGGATAAGTGGCAACAAGAGCCATGTTTTGTAAGGGTTACTGTTTGGGGTAATCGTGCCGAACGGATGGTTGAACTGGTAAAGAAGGGACAGCCCGTTTATGTCGTTGGTTACTTAAAGCAGGAAACATGGGAAAAGGATGGCCAAAAGAGAGTTGCATATTCAATTAATGCCCGTGATTTTCAATTATGTGAAAAGCTCGGTAAAAAGAATAGCGAGCCACAAGCGGTGGGTGCAACAACTGCTCCAGCGGAATCACCAGTTAATGACGACAGTGACATTCCATTTTGAGGGAGGGGATGTTATGAATGAAACGTAAGCTGTCTTTAGATGAGTTCATTGTTCTTTTAGCACGGAAAATAGATATTCTTTATTCGAATAATTGCGCAGATGAAGAAGATTATATCCAGGCTGGACATCTAAAATTGGCCGAGATTAGCGGTAACAGACGTAAACAACGAGATTTTAGGGGATATGCCATTATTGCGATTGCTCGTGCGATGAGAAAAGCAGCCTTAGATGCGACTGGTGCAGCGTCTGCGACAGGAAGAGTTAAAAGAAAAGCTCATAGCACAGAATTACTCTTAGCGGCTAGCAAGACAGAAAATGAAATATGTCGTGAGTTGAAGATAAGCGCAATGGCACTAGCTGATTTAAAATCGTTGATCAATACTGAATCTTGGCATAGGTTATTTGACGAACCAGCGAATCCAACCGAACCGTTTTCGTTAATGGATGACCTTTTGTCGTCTAGCCACCTAACAGAAGAAGATAAAACTCTTTTGCAAGCACAATTCGATAGTGATATAGATAGCCTAAGATTAACTCGGAGACAAAGATGGCTACAATTCAAAAATATCCGACACAAATTGACTAGGAGTGGTTATGGTCCAGAAACCAGTTAAGGGAGAATCTTGGAGAGATGTTGTGGGGTATGAAGGACTGTATCTGGTGTCTAATTATGGTAGGATCAAGAGCTTGCCAAGGAAAACCACGAGTGGTAAAGTATTGAAGCAAATGAAACAAAAAAGTGGACATATATTTTTTGGTCTATCTATGAATGGTAACGAAAAACATCACAATATAGCGAAATTGATGATGCAAGCTTTTGTTGGACCATGTCCCGCAGATATGGAATGTTGTCATAACGATGGTAATCCTGGAAACAACAACATATCCAATTTGAGATATGATACCCACAAAAACAACATGGCAGACAGAAAAAAACACGGAACATTTGTTCCACCTCCAATCAATTTTGGTTCTAATAATGGTAATTCTAAATTAAGTTCAATAGACATTAAAAAAATCAAAGAATTACTTATAGATAACGTTAAAATAAGAATAGTAGCAGCATTGTTTAAAGTCCATATTACCACAATTTACAAAATTCGTAATAAAAAAACATGGAGACATGTTTGTGGATAAAAGAAGAATATTGTTTATCGGAGAAGCGTCTTTTCTGGCGACCGGGTTTAGCACGTACTGGCACGAAGTTCTAAAAAGACTGCATAAGACCGGTGAGTTCGAGATTGCAGAACTTGGTTCTTATGGCCACGATGATGATCCGCGATGTAAACAAGTACCGTGGAAATTCTATCCAGTTGCTCCTGCTAAAAGCAATGCTGCCGCAATGGCCATTTATGATCCACGCGTAAATCCAACTCATCAATTTGGAGAAGGGAGATTTAACGATGTATGTTTAGACTTCAAACCAGATATTGTTTGTGGAATCCGCGATTGGTGGATGGATGAATTTGTGTTGCGATCTCCATTGCGCCATAATTTCAAGTTCATATGGATGCCGACTATCGATGGTGAACCGCAAAGAGAATTGTGGTTGGATTCATATCGTCAGGCCGACCGTATCCTTACCTATTCCGAATATGGATTTAATTTACTCAAGAAAACAGGAAGACGTGGCACTGACCTTGTTACCGTAGCATCTCCCGGTGCTGATTTGGAAATATTCAAACCTCCAGAAAGCAAGAGGGACCATAAAGC